ATAGATTTAATATAAGAACCAAACATTTGAGATAGCTAAGTAAGAATACCTTTTTCAGTAAACATCTCGTCTAACTTCTTATATACTCCTTGCTAACGTTTATTGGAAGATTCTAGAAGCCTAAATTCAGAAACATTAGATGTATTTAACTTATTTAAAGGCTGTAAAAGTAAATTTTTACCAACCTTACCACTTTTAGATGCATTACGCATAGCTTTCTGCCAAGCTACAGCGTCTTGCTATAAATCTCCAGTAATAGTTCCAAATTGATAAAGTTTATCTGCTTCTCTAAGTACGTCTTTTATAGACTCTAAGTTTTCTATGTTTAATTTGTTCATAGCCTATTTTAGTGGGGCTGTCATATTTCTAAATAACTTGCCGGCTTCACTAGTAGTAGCTACACTGTTTAATTTATCAGAAATGATATCAAGAGCAACAATCATAGATCCTTTCCACTTATTATCTAGTTTACTTTGAATGGCATCTAAACTTCCGTTCTTAGTAGTAGCTCCATATCTATATTCGCCATTTGAACCTATGTTTCTAGCAGTAGTAGTGTAAGAATGAGTTTCAAAATTATGAATATATTTAACAAAGTCAGTAAAGAATCTGTTCAATAAAGCACTATTAGTGTTTTCATTACTAAGTATATGATATACCTACATCATAGTAGAGCTATTTTCTTCTTCCATTTGTGTCTTAGCTGCTGAATACAGTTTATTCAACATATCTTCTACACTATTAGAATTAGTTATAGCGTGTACTATTCTAGTATATAAATCTCTTACGTTTGCAAATTTGAGTATACCATCTGGTGTATATTTAGCAGTAGCTGCATCTGTAGGATCTAAATCAGTTATAGACCATAGTAACATTTTCATACTAGCGTCTATACTGTTATACATATCTCTCATATAACTATCTCGATAGTCTGAAAATCCTAATACATCTATACCGTACTCTTGTAATTCATCTTGTCCGTCTTCTGTAATTTCAACATCTTCTTCAATATCAGCTTTTAATACTTTATTAGGATTATGAGAAGTATCTTGAACAAGATTGAATTGACGCTCTACAAAATTACGAATTATTCCAGCCCATTGATTCCAAGTATCGTCTTCTACGATATTTTTATAAACATTGATAAGTCTTACCATCTTAGCCTAAGCTATAGCAATATCATCATCATTAAATCGGCTTAAATTTTTATCAATTTTTTTATTACGTAATTGTTTGTCTAACTCAATGACGGCTTTAGTATATGTTGCTATATCATGTTGATAAGATGCTCTTAGCGCATTAGTGTTTATAGATAGTCTACCATCTGTATTTGTATATATGCCAGAGTTATAAATTAATTTACCTAGCATATCACGCATTATTTCATTATATTGAATGGCGTCTTCAGCTAAAGTAACTCCATTTACCTTGAAACCAGAATATGCAGGAGCTTTACTGTACATCTTTTCAAACTCTTCTATGTTGTTTTTAGTAGCTTTGGCATATGCAAATCTACCAGAATACATATCTTTAAACAATTTGTTAAGATTACTGTAATTAGGATTTATATTTTTACCAGAAAGCTTCCTTACTATATTTCTTACAGCGTCTGCAATATGTTGAAACACTTTGCTGAAGATATTACCTTCGTAATATTTATCAGGATGCTCCTGAGAACTTTCTATTACAAATTCAGCAAATCTATCTGCTAAATATTCTTCTATCTGCTAATTTGAAGCAAACGCGAGATCTGTATTTTTATTGCGTGCATCATTATACATCTTACCTCTTTGTTCTTTAGAAAGAACAAATAGACTAATTCTATGGAAAGCTTCATGATAGAACGAACCTCTAGCGATCTTATTAAGTTTAGCATCTCTGTACAAACGTATACCAGATGCTGCACATTCTCCAAATACATAAATCTGAGCACCTCTAACTTTATCCCACACTCTTTTCCCTTCTGGTAAGAAAGAGAAATCAAAATCTTTACCCAATATAGTTGTTACTCTATCTAAAGCGGAATCGTAATCCTCTTTCTACACATGTTGGTCTAAGAAGTCAAATATAGCTCCTGTATTAACTCCATCTTGATATACCAGTTCTCTAGCAAACTAATCGGCTAATTTGCCAGTATTATCGTCGAACAACGCTTCTGATCTAGAATTGTACAATTTATTTTGTACACCCCATATTGCTAACGCTCCAGATATAATATCTTTAGCCGCGTTTACATTTTCAGAGTTTCTAAGATTTTCTAACCGTTTCGCATTGTTCTTATCAGTAGAAGATCCTCTTTTTAAGAAATCTATCAGTTCCTATACAGATTGTAACTGTGGTTTTTCCTGTATTGGAGCAGCAAACTGTGAAATTGGGGTAGGTCTTAAATTAAGACCTTTTAATTCTGTTTGAGTTTCAACACTGGTTTCAGGTTTTTGTTTATATTCCTCTAGTGCAGAAATAAAAGAATCATAATCTTCATCTGTTATATCTTCTTGTGAAGATAAAGCTATTTCCAAATCACTGCTACTACTATCTTTTGGTATTTGAACAGTAATTCCATTGAAAGACATTTTTAAATCGTCTCCAACCTCTTGTATACTTACTTTAGTATCTTCAGCTGGTTCATCTTCAAATTTTACAGTTGTTTCACTAGCCGTCTTTGGTTGTACTGGAAGATTCTCAATAGGGGTATTAAAACCGTTATATCCAACTGGTAAATTAGTTTGAGGCTAATTATGAACCACCTACTAAACTGGTTGTTGTGGAACAGTATTAGAATTAGATACCAACTACTGCATAGCTTCAACTAATTGCTGTAACAAATTTCCTTGCTCAGACGATTGAGGTGACGTTTGTTTAGTATCTATATCAAAATCAGTATGTTCAAAACCTCTACCGAAGAATATAGCTTTACCATCTATTTGTACAAACTTGCCTTCTTCGTCTGCAAGTACTAATTGAACTTGTTTTTTATTAATAAGAGCTTTAATTAATCTAGCTATAAACTGTGGTTGTTCACTTATAGCTATACTAAGCTGACCAGTATCGGTATCTGCTGATAAATCAGCATCATACGTAGCGGTAATTCGTTTGCTACGCATTCCATACACAGCTACTTTGTATTTCCCAGGTTGCAATTTGCCATCTTTAGCGAAACCATTTATACGATCTTTAAACCCTTTCAAGAAGTTCTCAATATATTTTTGTGCTTCCTTTATACCACCTTTACTTTCTTGATTGGTCATTTCGTCGTATAATTGATCAGAATTTATTTCTTCTCCTAATCTTTGTTTAGCTTCAGCAGAAGTACCACTATCTTGAGTTCTCTAAGCAGAACTAACAAATGTTACCTTTTTCTTATAATTTACATATACGCTGGGTTTAACTGTAATAGCACTTGATGTTCTATTTAAATCTGTTAATACAATACCGTCATCAATAAGTATTGTAGAATAAACTTCATCCGCTTTGTGGTCAAAAAGAATATTGCCATTCTAGTCCTGTACTTTTAAATTATTACCGAACACACTAGAACCTGCTAATTTTTCTCTGTCTATGCGATATGTTTTATTTTGAATTATAAAATTTATTAATTCTTCAAAATTATTTTCGTTAAGTAACTGCTATCCAAAATGGACCCCTTGTTTATCCACATACAACAATCTAGCATAATTGTTGTCCGATGGATTATTAGCTATAGCTTCTGTTCCAGTATATATAAAAGTATCTAATAATTGCTTAACAGACATATCTGTGTCTATAATAAATCCTTCTACATTTATATCTCTAGCATAACTACTTAAATTATATTTTCCGTCATTTATTCCTTTAAGTATAGAAGCTAAGAATTTGGCGGTGGTTCTATCAAATCTTTTAGGATTTAAGTGTACAATAGTGTGTCTTCTAGAAGAAGATAGGAAAGAAGGAGCTATGAGATAAATAGCACCAGGAGTACCGTTAGCATCCTTTACTAGTACTTTTTCGCCTTTATCATTAAAATACACAATGTTAGAACCCACTTCTGAATCATACGAACCATAACCAAAAATTACAGGAGATACTTTTTTACCTTCAAATTCATTTTTACTTATTTCTTCTTCAAGTTCTTTCTCTAATTGAGAATTTACTTGACTTATTCTATCGTCGTATACTTCATTAATTTTAGCAATGATCTGAGACTTAGTAGCTCCAGCATTATCATTTTTTAATACAAACTCCCCTTTTCTGTTAACGCGTACAAGTTGATCATACAACTCCTTACCAAGTAATCCTTCATTGTCACCAATAAATTTAATTAAATCTGTTTTTTTCTTAATTGATTTTACAGTTTTTTGTAAACTTTCTTGCTCAGTTTGAAGTTCCTGCTTTCTTGCTTCTGATTCTAACTGCTTACCTTCTACAGATTCTTCATCCTACGCATTACGTTTTAACCAATCTATTAATGAAAATACATATTGACCATCCGAGCCTTTGATTAAACCTAACGCTTGAATCTGATTCAATTTAGATTGTTCGTGTTTAGCTATACGATTGAAATTATTATAATCTACATTGTTTAGAGGTTCAGCAGTACCCATAGTAATGGCTTGCATTACATTAGTAGGTCTACTTAATCTTGAGAACCTTCTGTTGTCAAAATATTGAGATATTATACGATTACCTTCTTCAGAATTACCATTTTTCTTAAAATTGTAACCTAAAATATCTAACTTATCCATAAATTCTTGTGAATCGTGGCTATCTCTAATTAATTTTTCAATAGTATTGCCTATTTTAACTAGCAAATCTCTATTATCTGGAGTATCTAGTGTACTTATAATTTCACCATTCAGTTCAATACTTAGTGAATTTTTACTATTAAACCATCTATTGTTTAAAGCTTCCTATACAGTATCTTCTACCACAGGAGTAAGATTGTTATCGTCTTGATAATTCTTATAAGACAAAAACAATTCTGGCGAATATTTTTGAGCAAAAGATAATAATAATTTAGCCCTTTCAGTATTAGCACTCTATACTTTTGCTCCTCTTTTTTCAGCTTGACCCAAAGTAGGTATAACATACTTAGGTATAAAAGTACTATGCAAGTCAATTAACCCGTCTGCATACTTTGCTAAACCTTTAAGTAAGTGAGCTAATTTAGTAGTATTCTACTGTTCTTCACTAAGGGGTTGATTAAGAGATTCAATATCTACATTATTATAACCAATCTATTTAGCTAATTGTACAAGTTCATTTAGATGAGCAGATACTTTAGTTATTGCTTCTGGTAATTCACCTTCATATCTTTCATCTATTTCTTTAGATGTCATTGTTTGACCGGCTTCATTTTGATAAATATTTAGATTAGGATTTACCATTGTTGTAACTTGATAATTGTATCCACCATTAGTTACAATCATATCCCCAGGTTGAAATCCTATTTTGTTGGTATATTCTGGTTTGTAAGATTCAGTTTCTAATCCTTCCACATCTTCTTTTTTCTCTACCTTTTTATAATTATACCACAAATTATGTATTAATTCCGAACGTGAATCAAGTTCAGCTTTAGAAGGCTCAGTAGAATATGCATAACCTGCAAAATCTGCACCAACGACATATGACCATTTATTACCAACCCTTTTCTGATTAAAATAAATTCTTACAGGTAAGGCATATACCATATTATCGTAATCATCCTTGCTGAGTTTAGCCAATCCTATAGTTATGCTGTCTACTTCACCATTAGCTAATTTATTTATATTTTCTATTATATCATCTGTAGCTTTACCTTGTTCTCTAAGATACGCTATCTGCCTTCCTATTTTATTAAAATCATCAATGGCTTTATACCTGTTTAAAGTACGACCGAATTTCTTTAATATAGCAAAATCCTTACTTATTTCCTATTTAGCTTCATCAGAAGATTGATAAGGCATAGTAATAAAACCTCTCCAGAATTTACTAGCATAGTAAGGGTTGCTTAACATGGTAGATATTCTAGCCCCCATACTATTATTCAAAGGATACCCTTTAATCATTAAAGGTCGGTCTTTACTCTTTTCTATTAAATCTTGTTGATGTAGAGGACCGTGCTTTTTACCAGTTTCGTTATCAAGATTAAATTCAAAAGTATCTCCATCTACAGAATCTATATTTCTTTTTCTATTTCTAGACTTTTTATTAGCTTCTATATCTTGGTTTACTGAATTTACCAATCTCTTCAATTTATTACTAAATTGTTTAGTGTTACCCAAATTGTCTTTGGAAGTAAGTGTCTATAAGAAAGGATCGTCAGATTTTACGGTAAACTAATTAGAAAAGTCTATAGCTAATGCTGCTTCCTTTAATTGAGATATTGTTTTTCTCAACGAAGTAGCAGATTGTTTACTAGCTTCATCTTCCTAACTATCTAACATTTTTAATTCGCTTTCTAACGTATTTATCTGTTCGTTTATTCTGTCTTTTTCAGAATTTTGTGCTATTTTTCTACCACGTAGTAATAATCCTTCTTTTTCAGAGTATTCTGAATTTGTGAAATCAAAAGAATATCTATCTCCATTCTCATCAAACCACACAGTAGAGTCACTAGGAAAATTGGGATTGTGTCTCTATGTTCTAGCGTTATCTTCGTCTACCAAATCAGTTAATCTGGTTAATTGATCGCCTAAGTGTTTAGCGGCTTTTTGTAACTTATCTAAATTCTATTTATCTTGGTCAGATATACTTTCAGTGTCTTTTTTATCAGTATATCTTTTAGACAATTTATTCATTAAGTTTTTAAGGTATCTTGCGTAAGATAAAGCATCTGTACCCACAAGATCTCTGCCTTTATTTACTTCATCAACAATATTGTGTAATACACTTTCTTGTGGTATTGAATTCAACAAAGTTTCAAACTGCGATATAGTATTATTTATATCTTGCTATATTAACTGTTGTTGCTCTGTAACTTGAGCGTCTTGTAATGCTGTAAGTTCATCTTCTAATTGTTTAGGAGACTTTGTTTCATCAATTTCTTCAACGTCTTCGCTGTGTTTTCTAGAAGCTTCATTAACTGCGTCTGCTAATTTATTTTGTATGTGTTGAGCCTATCTATATTTAGTTATTTGCTAAGATATGTATTCTTTGTCAACACTTTGCAGTTTTTCAGATTTCTCCTGCAATAGCGGAGATATTATATTCAATATACCTCTATTTTTAGAATTATTTTGAATATTCTTAAACAGTTCTGTATCACTAATTAAATGTTCATCTAATTCATTAAGAACATCTTCTGTCACATCTAATTCTTTAGCTAGTCTACTGATATTATCTTTTATACGCTTCTTAGATTTTCTATTCTCTGACAATGTTTGATTCAAACTATTTGTAGCATCAAATAACCCAGTATATTTACTTATTCTACCTTGTGTCAATGCAGCTTTAATTTGTGTTTCCGCTATTGACTAATCTGTTAAACGATCATAATATTGCTGAACTTGTTTATCAATTAAAAGAGTAGCTATTTGTAACAGCTGTGCGTCTGTCAAATTATCTTTCTTCAAAAGCTGTTTAGCTTTGTTTTTAAAATCTTCATTTTCTAGCAAAGTAATAGCATTGTTTCCGGCAACTAAACCTTCTTTTGCTTTCAAAGCCATAGCTTTAGAAAGTTCAGTTTTAGCGTTCCATGAAAGAGCTAATAATAAATCTTCATCCTCTACGTCTAAATTCAATTCATTCAATTGTTTAGCCGATTGTTTTTTGTGAGAAATCAAATTATTATACTCTTCTCTCTACTCGTTTATAAACTCGTCAATATCAGTATCTTTAGGAATAGAACCATCTTTTGTTAAAACAGTAGTATCTAAATTGTATTGTGTAGTTTTTCCATCAGATCCTTTTTGTTTTAACATATTACCAATTCTGTCTAGCATATCAAGGTAAGTGCCATTACTCATCCCCTCTCTTACCTTTTTATAAAAATCAGAATTACGGTTAATTTCGTCTTGTTGCATCAACGCTGTAGCAACATAATCTCCAACTCTTTTGCTTTGAGTAATGTCGTTAAATGTTTTTCTAGCATTTAAAGCAGAACCAATTACACCTTGTGGACTAAAAAATGGCAATAGTGCACCACCCATCATCTCCTCAAATAGCTGTGCATCATTTTCATATTCATGATTAATATTAAAAGCTGCTCCTAAAGTTTTAGCCCTCAACCATAAATTGTCTATAGTATCTTCTACCAATTGACCATCTGTTAATGCGTCATAAAATGATGAATTTGCATAATCGTCCGCATACTCATCGTTCATATACTTCTTAATAATTACATTTTGTGCACCTTCTTCTGACGCTTCCACTGCGCTACGCCATACAGAACCTGTTGCAAAATCAAAAAGTTTGTCAGCTATTACTTTTTTTCTTAGATTAGAGCCAAGATTTGCAACCTGTAACCCTTGTGCCATTCTGTTAGCCATTGCTTGTTTAAATGGACTTCCTATGGTTTTATATGCAAATTTACCAACAGTTTTTGCAGTGCCTGTTAGATATTTACCCAACGGTATAAAATAAGATAAATCGGATAGTACTTCTCCAAACCCAAGTGCATTATTCTACTCATATATTCTTCTAGTTCCAAGATATGCTTCTTTAGCTATCTGATCAAATTCTGAAGAACCTGATATGATATCGCCATCTGCTAATGCCGCTTGTATTATTTCATTATCGTTTAAATAAGTAACGTCTACACCTTTTTTAGCTAATTGCTGCTTAGTATTATTTATCACAGGTTGTAGATCTACATTTCTTTTTTCAGCTAGTTGCTATACTTTTTCAGAATACCCATTAAATGCTTCCATGTGGGACTCATTCTCACGCGAGGTTATTCCGCCAAATAATTGAGCTGCGCCAATAGAAATTATACCACCTAATACAGCACCAGCTGCGGCTCCAACAGGTCCAGCAGCAGCTCCAATTGCTGCTCCTAATTTAGATCCTGCTACGAATCCTCCCCAACCTGCTAACATACTAGTAGTCTAATACAGGGCGCTAGTATTGCTAGTGCCCATAGTAGATGGCATTTTATAAAAAAAATTACCCCATCCAGCGGTAGCATCATTACTCTTTCTTGTATAGTACTGACTTATATCATAGTTCTTATAGGACTAATTTAGTTCTTCTAAATCACCTAAATACTGTTTATAATTTTCGTCATATTGTTTTTGGTTATCATTTATGATACCTTGTAATTGGTCTCTATTAGGGTCTGCCTAATATGACCAACTACCATTCTTACGCATAGAATCCGTAATATTACTTATTTCATTCTGAATAATAGCTACTTGGTCTTTAGAATCAACTTGATCTAATTGATCATACAACTCTAACAGTTTCTAAGAATCATTAATGTTCTATTTATTAACTGTCATTTTATCCTGAGAAGTCTACATCTAACCTTTTTGTAAACTTCTATAATAATCTCTAGTTGCGTCCTAAGCCCAATCTATGAAATCATAATCTGCTGCCCAATCTGAGGTGTTCTTATTTTCATAGTAAGCCTTATCCAGAAATCCAATGCTGTTATTTCTGTATAATGACGGATTTTTTGTAGCGTTCTATAAATCTATGTATGACATATTTGTTATTAATTAAAATCCCATTCCGGGAATCCAGTTATTTATCTAATTCATTAACGCATCATCTTGCTGTATCTACATTTCTTTTGTATTTGTCGTACCAGTTTCTTTCTAATAGCTTCTATTTGTCATAATTTTATCAACATCACTATCACTAGTACCCAAAACCATCCTTACTGTAACGTATCCTTGTGACCATCTGGAATCTTCTCCAGCTCCCTCTGGAGCTCCCGATACAGTAAAACCATAGTCTTTTAAAGTATTTTTAGGATTTTCTATTCTCCACCAAGAAGTATAAGCGTTTTCTATATCTTTATAAGGTACATTCACACTAACAAGTAAACCTTTAGTATTGCCTTGTTCTATGTAGCCTTCTACTTTGTCGATAGCTACTTTACCAAAATCACCTTTAGCTATTCTTTCTTCTATATCAAAATTATCTTGACCCCAAGTATCTCTATCAAGATGCATATTTTTAATATCATTAATTTTGTGTCCAGCTTGTTCTACAAGGCTTGTAACATAAGGATTATCTAATACAATGCTTCTAGGAGATATTAATTTATTAGGATCTATAATATAACCTACTTCTTCATTTACTTTTTTATTAGATCCAAATAAGCTATTTAACATATTTTGATTTAAATTCGGTCCAACTGGTTGTGTAATTATTCTTAACCCATCTTCCCACATATCGTGTACTTTCTTTTCGTCGTACATATACTCTCCACCATCAACGTACATTCTAAAGTTACTAAAAGGATTTGCATTAGGATCTAATTGTAATGTTTTATTAAAAGCTTTTTGCATGGCTCTACCCTCTGCTTCTTTTATCATATTTTGATGCTATTCTTCATACTACTATATGGCAGAATTTATTTTATTTCTATCTTTATTACTAACTACAGGAGATTGTAGTGCAGCTTGAAACGCGACTTGATCTAATTCTTCAGAATCTTGGTGTCCTTTAGCAATAAGAGTTTGTTTAATTAGTTCTACAGCTTGTGCAAATTTAGGATTGCTGTTCATAATTTGATTAGTAAGATTGTCTATATTAATCTAGGATTCTTCTGTAAGTTTTTGATATTTCTGAAGGAAACTAGGATCTGATAGTTCGTCTCTACTATCGTTAGATAAAGTTCTATTGAATATATTTTGACGATGCTTCAAGTACTATCCAGTTAGCATATCACTAAGTCCTAACACAGCACCAGAAGGCTTACCCTAACTACCTTTTCTAGCTTGTGCTAATCTTATAGCAGCTCTATTCTAATATTCAGCCATAGCATATGGATCTACTACAGGTTTCTTTCTAACATATTCTAATGCATCATTCATAGCTTGATTTCTAAAAGCATTCTCAGCCTACTCTAAGGTCATACCATTTTTCATCATAGCTTTTATATGAGCTTCTGCTATAGGGGTATTACGTATGGATGACCAATTGGTATCTACTTGTTTTATTACAGTATCTGCATCAACGCCAATCCAATTATATCCGCCTTTACTATACAAGAACGAATCTTGCAAGTTGTTTACATAAGGTTCTACTTGTTCTCTAATTGATTGATAACGAATAGGATTTAAATTATTCATTATTCCCTAATCTTTAGTATTCCAATTAGTTATGTCAACGTCGTCCATATTGATATCGTACCTACCTTCTGCTTGTAATTTAGCTATATTTTGCTCGCGAAGTCTAAGATTTTCAGCAGATTGTTGATATTGACTTAACAAGTTGTAATCTAAGTTGTTTATAGTATTTTGTAATCTAGCTCGATAATCTGCGTTTTTCATAACACTTGGGTTAACAGCAGCTTCTTGTATTAGAGGATCCAGAACTTTTATAGAAGCGTTATAATAATTCTATGTATCTACACTAGAAGGTGAAACAAATTCTCCAAATTTTTTAATATTTGTTTCTAATTCTTTTTCTGCTTGTTTTCTTTGGTCTGCATAATCTTTACCTAATGCGTATAATTTTTCAAACGGTATTGGTACATATTGACTAATATAACCATAAGAAGCAGGTTCATCGTATCTATTAACCATTTTTTACTCTATTTAATATTTTATTAACTCTATTAAGTACATTGTCTTCTGTACCATAATTAAGCATGGGTTGTAACATTTCCAAAGCTGCCATATCCATACTTGTTTGTTTTTTATCTCTCAATGACGCTCCCCAATTATTTAAAGCTGAAGCAAAATTTCTTCTATTTATATTTCTAGCATTTGCTTTATTTTGTGCATATTCAGTAGCAGCAATATGTCTAGCATCAGCATACTGTTGCCCCCATTGGTTAGCTATTTGGGCATTGTTAAACGCCATTTGATTTTCAGCATTATTTTTAGTAGCATAAGCATTAGCAATAGTTTTGTTCCTATTAACTGCTGACTGTAAACCAAATGCCATATTAGCTCCAGTGTTAGGATTAATATTAGCCATATTATACCTAGCAATTCTATCACTTAAAGTAGCTTCTCTAAGTATAGGATCTATGTTATAATTAGTAGGACCATATACTGGATTATAAGTGTAAGTATCTACTTTTTCTGCACGTTCTCTGTCAAATAGAGGAGCTAAAGTAGCTACAGTAGAATATAAAGAAGACATATCTAATCCATTACTTACTGCATCATCTGGAGAAGGATTGTACACAAACGGTCTACCAATATTCAATTTGGGTAAAACTTTACTTGGTTTAGAAGTTAATTCTGTTAAAGATGGACGATCATTACTAAAAGGTTGTATTGGTCCAGTAACTTGTTCCTAAACAGGCTGTTGTACGCTTGTTTGTACTGTGCTTCTTTTTGTACTTGGAGTGCTACGAACTGCTGTCTGTGGTATTGCGGTATCTTGAGTTATTGTGGGGATTGAATAACTATCAGAAGTATTAGTACCTATTACACCCAAAGCAGGTGTGTTAAATTCGGGATTAATAGAAGATAGTCGCTTGCCAACAGTAAGGTCACCCCAATTACCATTCATGTACATATTTCCAATAAAATAAGGATCATTTGCATTTGGTATACTGTTCGTAGTTTTATTCTACTAATAAGTAGAGTACCTCCCTGCTCCAGACGGACCTATAATTCTAGGTTCACCTTGAGTAAATACATCTCTATACAAGTTCCAATTAAATCCGTCATTAATTTCTTTAAGATCTGTAGCGTTTTTACTCACTGGCACAGCTTCGTTATTTCCGGTAACTTTATATTGTTTTCCTTTATACTCAAAGGTGTCACCAATCTAATATTTTTTACCAGCTACTTCAAAAGCGTGATCGTTAAATATTGTAGGTGTATTTTTCTTTATCTTTTTATTTGGTAACTTTAAAAAATCGCGTTTATTCACATTGTGTGTACTTTTAGAAACAGTGTCCTATTTTAGTGTGATTGGTTGTTCAATATCCTCAGAATCATTGTAATTCTAAATCCACATAGAATCCGGTAAAAGGTCGTTACGAATATCATTCATTTCAACAAATCCTCCAGTATTAGGATCAATATAACCAAAACCTCTTAGCATAGGATCATATATGTATTTTAATTTTACTTTCTTTCTACCGTATACGCCAGAAGTACCATTTTCGTAAGATGGTATCTATTGTTTCTTACTGTTTTTTTTATTCTTTAAAGATTCTTGCTATTCTAACAAGCTCTAATAAGTCGCCTGATTGTTTCTCTCATTTAGCATCTAACTGTTTTCAGCGTATATGTTGTTAACTTTCTTTTTGCTTTTCTTCATCAATTTCTTACCCATTTCTGCAAATGTTTTATTAGTTCCCGGAACTTTTAATTTATCACTCAATACTTGAGTTCCAACAGGTACATTTAATAAATTGGAATCCGTAGGTTTACCTTCTTCTGGTATAGATCCTATAGTTCCATCTGGCATTCTTAACATCTCACCATCATCTAAGTAAGCCATAGTAGATGGTACTACTCCACCTTTAGATAAACTTAATTCATTGTATCCATTTTCCTAATAGTAATCAGCTGCTACTTGCTCAGACATTTGTCTAGCTTGAATACCATTTTTAATTCTACCAGCTTTATTACGTATATAACTTTTACTATGACCAAATAGCCCAGCTATTCCTGATGGCAATTCATACTCACCAGTCTGTTCATTAACAGAACCACCAGAACCTATACTTGAAGTAATACCACCAATAGCTCCACCTATTACTGCTCCCCAAGGTCCACCAATAGAAGCGCCCATTGCAGCCCCAGATCCTATTCCACCTATTACACCAGCTGCTGTAGGTTTCTTTCCACTAGTAGCATTACCTATCATACTACCTACAGCACCAACTCCTTGTGTAACTACATTCGCTTTATCTACTCCACTCATATTACCCCAGTTTGAAATAGCATCAGCACCGAAAGCATATTGAGGAACTCTTTTTAATTTCTTAGTTTTCATATTATAACATTGAATATCTATAAGTTGTTTTAACATAAGGAAGCTTAAATTCTCTGTTATCATTACAATCTAATGTATAATTACAGATTAAGTATTTTCCTCTCATTCTTCCAGCATAAGACATATTAGTCTATTGTTGCTACCCTGGATTATTTTGTTTCTCTCTACTTATTGGGAATCTAAATGTATCTTCTCTCTACTCTATCTATTTCCAATCAATAGGTTCTGTTTCCTAATTCTTAGTATTAAAGTGTATATCAGATATTAATGTAGGCTTAGTTTCATCTCCAATGTCTACAAATTCAGCAGAGAACCATTGATTATCGAATACTTTAGTATATGCTATATCTTTATTAACTACAAATCTAACATAAGATATTTTTTCTTCTTTAGTAGTACTATTAACATCATACATATTATGTAAGTAATAACAATTATTGTTTTTAATAGTAACTAATCTAGTAGAGAATGGGAAGAACCAGTTTGGATTATGAGTATAAAAAGAAGTAAATACATTTAGTTGTTCATTAAATATTAAACATCTATCATATATTCTAAACCATACTTCATTGTATTTCTTATCGTAGAATGATACTGGATTCTTTCGAGCATTATCTGGTAATCTATTTAAATATGTCTATACTTGTTTTACTTTAGATAACTCATTAAAGTCATTGCTAAGTGAGCATATAACATTTTTATCTAAGTCATACCAATACAAAGTAGTTTCAGAATTAGTAATACTCTTATCATTAATAATACTATCTCCATTTAAAGTAACTAAGTAATCGTATCTAGTAAGAATACCACCAGTACCTAATGTTAAAGCTCCAGCATTATTATCAGTAATCAAAGACCTATCGTTAACAGATGCTATACCTACAGCACTATCCTAGAAGAAATACAATTTGTTTTTAAATACTTTAAGATTAGTAACTGGTCCATATGTACTATCTGTATCTAAATAATTAGCAAATTTAAATTTAGTCCAACTATCTGTTTGTTCATTGTTTGTTTTTAACTCTGAACAAGTAATTCTATTCATGCTTTTAACATCATCCTCAGCATATATAGATTTCTGTATATAATTCTTACTAGTACTAGTATTAGAGTAAGCAGCATTATATACATACATTGGAGTTTTCTAAGTATATAGAGTGTTCATCTATCCTGGATCTGTAAGGAAGTAAACATTAGCTTCACCAGTTTGACCATCTCCAGATGATTCTACTATATCTTGAGAGTAATGTTCATCATTTCTATAGTACAGGTTTATACTAGATTCTAGTGGAATGTAAGCTCCAACATATCTCTTAAAACCATTTCTATCATCAGGGTCATTTCTAGTAAATAGCATAGTATGAGTATAGTCCAATACTCCTAAATATGTATCACCACCAAAACACATTGCTTTATCGTATCCTTCCCAAGATGTTTTAACATAAGTATTAGTACTGTTATATATAGAATAGCTTCTACTCATAAAAGTGTTACCACCGTACTGTGTAGTGTTTTTCTTTATGTTAACAAACAATACAGCGTTGTGTCTATATTTCCTTAATAAAGGAGTGGTACGAATTCCAGTATAATTACCAGAGTATACATCTGGAGCACTAATAGCTAAACATACCCCATGAGGACCAAGTGCTTCTCTAGAACCAATACTATAGTTTATAAAACCAAATCTATCTATGTAATCTACTATTTGTTTAGCATCAAATGCTTCTTGATATGGAGATATGTTAGTTGGCTTAGTTACATCTTTTATAGGGAAAGATTGACGCAAATTAGAATTATCTTTGTGAGCATAATTCTTACCAAAGAATTGATAGTATTTACATATACCACCACTTACCATATCACCATCTTGTTCATAACCATCGAATACTCCCTAAGAAGCACTAGGTTTATTACCAGTATGTTCAGAATATTCTACAGGTCCACCAAATGGATTTTGTACATTATTAGTACTTTTTCCTAGTACTTTAGTAAACGGTATACCTAATCTATAATGCCTATTGTTAGCATCATTACAGTATGTAGCAGAGTGTGCACAATATAATGGCACAATACTCATACCACTAGTAACAATCTGATCTGATTTCTCTTTATTAAAACATATATCAGCTGTCACTAAATCAAATATACCGTATGTGTCAAACGGATTCTAATCCTAAGCATCTTGTTGTACAAACAGATTCTTACTTGAATTATAGAACCCTTGTACAAATTCTGGAGCTACGCCTTCTTTAAAAGTAGGCATAATAGTAGGTCTTCTATCTATGCTACCTAAAGAGTATTCTGCTCTATAATCTTCAGTATTATTGTACCACCCGTTGAATCTAATAGTTCTGTTTAGTAGTCCCTAAGTAACTATTGTTCTATCTGCTAATGTTCTGTCACATCTTACTATTTCATAGGCTACTACATCAGTAGGAAGATTATTCACATAGAACATTATACCAAGTGGATGAGATACTAATTCGTAATTACCAGATCCGTCTACAGTTCCGCCAAAAGTAAAAGGTTCATAACCTTCAACATCAGCAGAAGGGAATCTAATATCTCCAATCCAATGTACAGGAGAAGGTATATTCTTATTGTTATATAATATTATACCATATCTATATACTTCATCTCTTTGATGACTTAAGAAATTAGATACGTAATAAGGGTCACAATAGTTTCTTATTCTAGATTTACCATCACTGTTAAATGTATGTACTAATTCTTTTGTTTCAGGACATATTAACTTAATAGTATTATAAGACTTTTTAGATGATGATAAGCTCATACTATATGGTACAAATTTATCACCTTCATCATCAACTACTGGAGTATTGTCAGACTCTATTAAATCTGTTATAATAAATCTATAACTAATATTTAAACCTCTACCACCTCTAATAATTCCATTATCATCATATCCAAATGCATATTCATCTGTTGAATTATTAGGATATACCATTGAACTATTCATTGGGTTTATACAATCGTGTTCTTCTGGTATAACTAAATCTGTTTCTGGACTAGTTAGTTCTTGAAAAGTAGTAGTAATATCTTGATTACTTATGCTAGAGTTTAATTTAATAATACCATTACTATTACATCTATATGCTCTAGCATCATAATCTACATCCCAAGTTAATTCCTGCACATTAGAAGCAAACAACCTATTGTCCATTTTTGCTATACTTTTAGCATTAAATTCAAATGGAACAAGATCGTTAAATTCTTCTATACTTAATTCGTTAACATAACTACTGCCAACATCATTGTAATTAAATGTTATTACATTATCCTCAGATTTAGGTAAGTCCAATTCATTAATTACATATATCTTAGGAGTTTGAGTATTGCTAGTATATTGAATACTAATAATTCTTATCTTTTCAAATCTACCATCATTGAACAAAGTAGCTTGTAACATGCAACCTTTATCTGTACTCTCACCTTGTCTATCACCTTTAAATGTTTTAGATGAATTTGAATTACTAGATGATATAGGTATCATAGGACTTAATGAAGAAGTAGATGTTTCTCCGCCATGTACACTGAATAACTGATAACAATATTGTATCATACCAGCTGGTAAATTACCAGATGTCAATTCAATAAACTTAAACGGTGCAATAGTAGAACTAGGTAATAGGTCAAAGTAAGTATCATCTTCTATGTGATTAGTCTTATCTGTTTTATATTGAGCAGATATATTAATGCATTTAATAGAAGAAGTGCCATCAGATATATATATCTTGCTTACTTTATCTGACTCATAATTAGTAACGATAGCTACTTTATTAACTAGATTCATAACAGCAGATACTACTAAAGTCCAAGTAGGTTTAATACTGTTGAAATCAGTTATAGCCCATATATTATTAATATAAGTTCCTTCATACAATTCCATAGTAACTACTATACCACATTCTTCTACTATCTTCTTAGTAGAATTGTACCACCTAGTTACTGCTGTACCAAGTATATTTTCAGATGCTTCAATACCACCTTCGTACTATCTTACATCTTCTATATTCTATAGAATACCTGTAGTACCAGCATTATCTGTGAGTAGTCGAATATTCTCAGCCCATCTATACTAGTTGTCAGCTAGCATAGTAATATCACTGTCGATATTCATACCCCCTTGAAATGTATTTACTTGGCTATTTATCTCCATAATCTATTATAATTCTAATTATAAATTTCTTGTCTATCACCAGTAGTACTAAAGAAAGTACGTTCTTCATCCATTTCTGGAACTAATGTGTTCCACGTGTACTTAATATTAGTCAATTCATCTTGATTAGGCATCAAAGATTCAGCATATGCTTGCTTTCTATAGAAGTTATAAGAGTTCTTAGCATCTATCCACAACTATCTGTGTACTTCTCCTTTTATATACTTAATATAAAGTATTTTCTATGCACAGTACCAGAAGCAAGCTTCAAAGTAAGACTATACATCTGGCATCATTGGCATACCATCTTCATCAGTATAGATAGCGTGGTATGAGATTTTCGCATATCCTTCTGGAACGTTTGAGATGAGATATCCTGGTTTAACATCATATTGTGGCGTATAACTGAAATTAGTACCATTAAAACTAGTGTGCTGTAATCTACCATTTTTGCTACAAACTGTATAATTATTAATTAATGCACTAAGTGTCTATCTAGTATTAGTATCTTTATTAAGTATTTCTAATGCGTCTTTATCTTTAGTAATATTGTGAAGATTCTTTACCAATGGTATTAATACATCATCGTGTACAATCATATTACAACAATCACAATTATCTTTTCTGTCATAGACGCTGAATGTACCTGTACTCTTTTTCATAGGTATCCAACCACCACAATCACATGTAGAGTAAGCTACACTATTCAGTCTTTCTAAGTCACATGGTAACTTAGCCTAATAACCATTGATAGGTATTACTTCTACTTTATGATCTAGTTGATTAACAGAACCTATGTTCATTAAAGCTTCTCCAATCCATTGACGTATATCTGTAATAGGCATTTCGGTTTCATTTAAACCTAAGTCCGCAATTACTTTAGCAATCACGGCTTTACTACTTGTCATTTTATATATCATGGCTGCTATTCGTAATCGTGAATATTCTATTTAATTATTTGTGCTAAATGCCTTTTATTTGCTCTAGTAAGTACAATCTAATACTTACTTTTGTTAGACACTAGCATGTCCTATTTATTCCAGTAAAGTCTATACTTGTAGAATCCTGAGTGTTCATTAAGTAAATAAGTAAGTTTACCTAATTCTTTTGTAGCTTTATAATCTATTCTAAGACTTCTACCATCTAAATGTTTAGGTTGTTTCTTTACTATTTGAATACTACCCATTCTATAAGGTAATTTAACTTCTTTACTTTCTTCTAATAACTAATCTCTTAAGTGATAAAAGTAGTCTGTTACTATCTTTCTATAAGTAGTATAATCTATATCGTATACTGTATCTGGTTCTATACTACTTAAGTAATGGTTATAGAATGAAGGTATAGTATAAGATACCGTTTTATTAGCTGATTTATTTAATTCATTCATCGTCTTATACTTCTGTTAACATTCTAATTCATTACATTCTAAGTATCATCCTTACTATCGTTAGTAGTATCAGATACTTGCTATCTCATAGTTAAGAAATCTTTAGTAAAGATTAACTACTTAACTGTTCCCCACATATAAGCTGGTAAAGGATATTCATCCTTATCAGGATTGTAACATAGTTTATCTTCAGTAGGATCTTCAGCAATTATTTCTACATCAATATATTCTAGTTGATTAGCATCACCTTCTACATATATCCTATTACCTTTAACATATGCAATATAATCTTTGCAAGTGTACTTTCTATATCTCTAGAATTTCATCTTAGTTTCAGAACCTAATTGAATAATGTTTCCATAGGCATCCTTTACTGTTATTACTGAAGTAGTAAGTTTAGTACCAAGTAAAGTAGGCAATTCTTTATCCCCTTGGTATTCTGCATGACCTGGGTCTTCTTCTATTTTATCCAAATGCATGCGTATAGTCTAATAGAAGATCTAATCTAATTGTTCTCCCTTATCTAACTTCTGTTTTAATAAGTAAGCTCGATAAGTTTTAATCCACAATTCTATCTAGTACCTACTGAGTTTTTCACTCTCAGTAATCTAGTTATTTCTAGCTTCTAATAGAACATCATCAATGAGCTCATTTAATGTCATATCTATATATTTAAATTATAATTATAATAGTATTTAAACGCATTTTAAGGCTACCTGTGCTATTTTAATATATTTAGGTTACATTAGTGAAGTATAACTAATAGCTGTTTCTATAAGTACATATAATAAAAAAGGTAGACTTTTTAGTCTACCTTAAATATCTTTTATTTCATCTATGGAGCTGGTACATTAGGCATAGGTGGCATTGGTGGTTTTGGGAACCCTCCCATAAACATCTTCTTAGCATCTTCTATCATCTTCCTAATATCAGCTACATCATTCTTTAAATCATTTATTTCTTTACTATTATCAACAGTATTAGTTACTGTAGGAATTTCTACTTGCGCTTCTAGTTGATCTAGAATATCTTTACACTTCTCCATTTCTTCATCGTACTTACTTGCTGCTTCTTTTTTAGCTTTGAACTCGTTATAGTTCTATCTAACCATATTAGCTATTTCTTCTTTGTTGGTAGCAACAGTAAGTCCTATAGAAGTATCATTAATTATTGAACGTTCAGCAGGTACTGATAGTTTCTTAGATTCTCCATTACAACTAATAAATACATCGACTAATTTACGTCTGTTCTATCCTGGTATTGGAAACTAACCTTGAGGCAAAGCTTCATCATAAGGATTTGAAACCTAAGTAATAGAACCAAGACTATAAACAGTAGTCTTTTTAAAAGTTCCTAGAACTTCCAATACGTGCACGTGATCTCCTATTTTTAATTGACTAAATAACATAATTGAATTGGTTTTAGTAGGGCTACCTTTTACGGTAGCCCTAAGTTTTTATTAAGCAGCAGCTGGTGCTACAATATGATTTACAGTCTGAAATACTCCAGTACGTTTATCATAGTATATTAGATATTTATTACCAGTTGAAATTTCTTCTGTTGGCATCTAATCACCAGAACCGTTTAGTAATGCTTTACCACTATTAGTATTTACACTAGTTGGGTTAGATGATGCCTAACTAGAACTAACAGAAGTAGCTACAGATACTAATGATCCTTCTGTTGCACCAGTAGCGGTATGGTTAATATTTAACAATATTAAACCTCTGCATGGTAATTGTCTCCATTGAAATGGACATATTCCATAAGTAACAGTATTGTTAGTAGTATCTACATTAGAGAATATAGTATCTAATGTTGGTATACCACCTTGATCAATACGTCTTACACGATAAGGGTTAAAGAAAGGATTAAACATAATTACCTCCTTTCTTATTAGCAACTACAACCGCAACCGTCGTTATATCCGTATCCGTAACCAGTGAATCCACCGTTACATCCGAATGGGTTACAAGTTAAGTAAGCAGGTACTGGACAAGGACGCAATTGATTTACGATATTAGCAGTTTGAGCAGATTGAGACAAACCTAACTCAAGAGCTGATTTTTCAGCACGTAATGTATCAATCTTATTCTGCATTTCGCGCATTTCAAGTTGACAGAATTTATCGTTAATCATTTGAGTCTGCGCATCTATCTTAGCGCCAATTACATTAAACTTACCAGCATTATCTGTCATTAAGTTATTGAAACCACCAGTGATTGCATTCTGCAAAGTATTAGTTTGCTGACAGATAGACAGTCTATTGTCTGCATTCATTTGAGTCAAGTTCAAATTAACAGAGTCAATTGAACGTTGAGTCTGGCAGCAGCAGTTAGCTAATTGAGAAGCCAAGTTAGCATTACCAGAAGTAATAGCATTAATTACTTCACAGCTAGCTAATTTGGTATCACAAGCAATCTTACTTACGCTAGTATTAATAGTATTTAAAGCTGTCTGTACAGCGTTAATATCACAACTCAAAGTATTAGACAAAGTGCTGATTGCATCTTTGTTACCTTGAATAGCCTGCATTAACAGACTTGTATTAGTATCAGTATTCAACTGAGAAGCAAGACGACTAGCATCATCACTACCTCTACCAAAACCGTTACCTCCAAAACCGCCCCAGCAGAAGAAGATTAGGATGATCCAAATCCACCACCAACCGCCGTTTCCACCGAAACCGCCGTTGTTCATCATAGCCATAAGAGCAGCAGGGTCCATATTACCTTTGTTTGCATTCTGCAAAAGTGCAGCTACACCTGGATCTATACCAGCGTTTTGTACTAAAATTTTTTCAGGTTCGTACATAGTTCTCATAAATTTTGATTAAATTAATATCTTGATATTCTTCTTTCATACATAGGTTCATATCTATGCATTCTTTCCTCTTCACGTTCACGATCTAAATATTCATCGTCTTCGTCATAGTCATAACCGTAGCGAGTCATTCTTCCTCCTCTACCTCTTCCACGTCCTCTACCACCACGAGCGTAACGATACTCATGCTCTTCATCTTCATCGTCTTCAAGCATTAACATCGTCTTAGCTTCTTTGCGCAATTTATCACACATAATATAGCAATAGTAATACCACATCTTTCCTTCTTCTATGTCTTTATCATTCAACCAAGCTTTTGCTAGTTCTACAAAGTACTTAATGTGATCACTGCTTGTCATAGTAACAACTGCACGATAATAGTCTGAACGTATCATATTGAGAGCAACGTACCAATCATACTTGTTGTATTTCTCACCTTTCAGATTGATTCCGTACTGGTTAGCGATTGAAGTAGTTTCTTCTAAACTCCAATGTTCTCCACGAGAGCCATCTTCGTTTTCCATCTTTGAGACTGCTTTTAGTGCACATTCTTCATTAAAGTGTGGACCATACATAGCCTCATGACGCTCTATTTTCAGTCTTTCTCTCATTGCATTAATTGATTTAATTATTCGACTTATAAAGTTCATTTTGATAAATCTATTATTCTAGTATTTTCTACATTGATTAACTTGTTACTGTTATCAATTTGGTACTTATAAATAGTTCGTTTTTTAAAATCAAAGTGAAGGAGTCGCTAGAACCAATTCTTATAATTACGCTTATATTCTTTTTTAGTATGAATAAATAGTGATTGTGTATTGCGAATGTCGATACTATGTGTTAGGAGCGTATCTCTTTTATTTATTACGATTGATGTCAAATTGTTTGGTTTGATTTCCACTTTAAAGTCAGTTGATCTAACTACTACTGTAGTATCATGTACTACTTTCTACTCCTATATCTGTACCTATTTCAACTCCTTCTCTTTGATTTTCAATTTCTTTACTGTAGCTTGTACTTCTTGTATCAAGCTATCTTTGGTTTCTTTAAATTCATCTAGAGTAAGCTATAGAACTCTATTATCATTCTTCTACTATGTTGCTAGCTATTCATAGTAAAGATAGTTATTAGTTACTCTATCTAGTTCTCTATTCTTCTTATCTAGCTAGTTATTCTAATAAAAACAAATGGCAGCGAGAATCATAATGATAATCACTGCCATCGCTTTGTAATTTCTTTTAAACCAACCGATAATGTTACTTGTTAATCTTTTTGCTAGACTTATCAGTATTGGTATCATTTGTAATAGTATTTTGTTCTTCTAAGATGTCTGTTATATCTACATCTAAATATTTTTCTGCTTTCGACTTTATAATCTTTGTGAAGAGTCTTGTAACTAATGAATTAGGTTTTAATGCTTTCCTAGATTCTAATAATGATATTATTTCTGCAAAACATACTGCTCCTGCTGCAACTTTAGCTAACACCAGATCAGCATATGTCATAAATATAAACTTATCTAATAAAGTAAATCCAGCTATCATTACAGCTGCAAATCCTAGTTTCTCAATAGTAGACCAGAACTTACCAGATTCAAAGTAACTATTATTGGTTACTTGTCTACATACTTTATATCCATAGATTAAGTCTAATATTATGAATAGAAATGACACACCTATTAATGGTGCAGCTGGTGCTAGTATAGTCGCTATACCTGTTAGCCAACCTACTATAGATTGATATCCATTAGCAAATATACGTCTTGCAAGATTCATTATATATAAACTTCTACTCAACACAACTTAAAATAATTTTATCTGAAATAAAAATGCTAGTCAATATTCATTACTGCTAGCATATGTTAAAGTCTCTGCGATTATATAACTATAACGTACTCATTATTCGTATGTTCTATTTCCCTTACGTATATCCAAGTAATCTAATAGCTCTTTATGTTTAATAGTTTTATTAAGTAAAGAATAACAGTTAGCATGTTTAAACCATCCTATATAGCTAGCCATTTTTCTTCTATAATATTTGTAGTTAGTACTTCTTTTATTTAGTTTAGCATTCTTCTTACAGTATCTTTTCTTTAATGCTTTTCTAACTAAAGTAAAGTTATGATATATTTTATATCCAACAAAATCTATACTTCTACTTTCTACTGGGAATACCTGATAATTATTCTTTAACTATAGTTTTAAGTTATCTTTTAAATACTACTTTATATCTCTAAGTAATGTCTACAAAGACTCTTTATCTTTATAAAGTATTACTATATCATCTGCATATCTATAATAATACTTTATGTTTTTATCTTCTTTAACCCAATGATCAAAGTAAGATAGATACAGATTAGCAAAGAACTAAGATAAGTAATTACCAATAGGTACTCCATCTGATGAATCTATTATTTCATCTAGTAACTATAACAGTTCTCTATCTTCAATCTTTATTCTAATTATTTGTTTTAATGTATCATGATCTACTGAAGGATAAAACTTTCTAATATCTATTTTAAGACAGTATTTAGTATTCTTTCTATCTTTCAGATCATGCTATATCTACTTAAGAACTTTGTGAATTCCTCTTTTCTTGATACAACTATAAGTCTAAGGTATCATCTAATTAATCCACAAAGGTTCCATTATATTCATAATGGCGTGATGTACTATACGATCTGGAAAGTAAGGTAGTTTAAATATTATTCTTTCTTTAGGTTCATATAACTTAAAAGTAAAGTATTCAGAAGTTTTATAAGTATGATTGATTAACATATCTTGTATCTACTTACAAAATCCTTCTATATCTTCATCTACTTTTTTTACATCATCTCTGTGAGTTTTATTCTTTCTAGCATTGTGATGAGCTAGTTTTATATTTTCTAAATCTGTTATCTTCTAATATAAATTCTTAAATTTCTTCATAGTCTGAAATTACAAAGAGCTTTCGATATTTCACTACTAACCCTTAATAAATTATTTATATTTTTTACCAAGTGGTAAGGTCCTTCTCAGTAGTTGGCTATTATATGATAGACTGAAAATATTATGATACGCAATTTCATTGAACTGATATTAGCATTGGAATTACTAACCTCATTATTGGAATTAAGATTGAATAGACCTGCTTTGCTGCTATTGTCAGAGTTACTACTTTTTTACTTAAAACTAATAATGCATACTCGTTCTAATTCTAGAGAAGCAACCTGTGGGTATTACTTAACTACACCGTATTGCATAATTAAGTCATTACTCCGCCCACGGGAGATATGTTAATCGAGAACCGATAGAAGCATCGGAATAACTAACCCCACCATTGGAATTAAGACCGAATAGACCCGCCTGGCCGCCAGCGCCAGAGCTACCACCGATTAACAAACAATGTAATGAACCATCCGTATTATCCCAATTATAGTCACACCAGTATGTTGTTTCTGAACCATTGTTGCAAGATGAAGCGAAAAAGTCACACGTAGACGTAGTTGCTATTTTTGTTTTGTATCCAGTAACTACAGCATTTGCTGCTATATTTTTATAGTACGGATTATCATTCGAGATAGAATCACCGAAATGATCTGGAGAATCGCACTTATACCAAAATCTAGCGCCGTAACCAGAAATATATACACTAATAACATCGTCAGTGTGTTTCCACACATGCCCAAATGGATTCTCTATTCCTCTATATCTATTACACTTTCTTGTAGTAGTTGTAGTATTAGAGCCAGATGAATCTGTCTATTGTATAGTTACTGTAACTTCACCAGAACCACTACCTAAACTATCAGAACTTCCAGTTGGAATAAACGACCAAGTTTGAGCTCCGTTGATAGTTGCTGTTCCTGTAGTACAACCTGAACCTAATCCACCTTGTCTAAATCCTTCAGGAGTTAGTTCAGTATTAACAGCCTTTTGTGAATTTCTAGTAGCATATTCCACTAAGAACAAATGACATATAGCTCTGTGTTCATTATATGTATATATATTCCATGAATTTCCTAAACCATTAGCTCTTGCTTTTGGTCTTACAGTAGATCTTGTGAAATTAACACTAGGTATTTTATTTTTAGAAGATCTATAATAATTTCCATCAATATAACCTTCATATGCAGACACATAAGCTTCTTTATGGTGATACCATCCTGGTTTGGCATGTGGACATATTTTTAAATTATGTGTTTCAGTAGATTCTATATAATCATCTATCCACCAAAATTCAGGTATTTTAATCATTACATTTATGTTATTATCTTCTAGCAAAGTATCTACATCTCTCCATCCTCCAGCAGAATAATTTTCACATTTAGTCCAACTATCGTTTAGCTTTAACATTCTATATAAAGGATTTCCGTCTTTAAAATAAAGATATCCTTTCATCATACTCTATATAGGTAATGATCTATGCATATCCATATTACCAATACGAGTACAATCTGGATTAGAAGATGTTTCTGACCAAGATACCCCGTACCAGTCAAATTCTTCTAAATTCTAAGATGTTACATTGAATGTAATATGTCTACTTACTACACTACTAGGTAATGAACTAACAACACTAAATTGAACATTTGGAGATTGAGGTTCTCCATGTATAACTCCATATATTTTGAAATTACTATTTTCAGGTTGATATATGTATATGTTCATTCCAGATTCTGTAGTTTCTATATACCATTTAGTCAAATCATAAAATGTTTTAATTCCAGTATGTACTTTTCCACTAATGAGCTAAAGATCGGTAAATTCTGGAGAATAAGCATTTATTAATAACTAGTAAACATAAATGTAGCCATCATAATATTCAACAATTTTATAACTATTGGGGAAATACTTATGATTAACCTAAATCTTTAAATAATTTTTAACAGTTGACGATATGTATAATGTATGTTCAATATCTTTAACATTAACACCATCTACCATATCTGCATTCAAATTAGTACACAGAGTAGTAGAAGATACTTGTATAGGTGCAGTTCCAGTAGCTACTTTAGATTTAAGATATCCAGTGTTAGTAACATTACCAGAATCATCAACAACTAGTTCTGTTATAGCTTGTCCTTGTTTTTGAATTCTAAATCCACTACCATACTTAGTAGTTACATCCCAGAATTCATCTCCACTCTTTAATCTAACTACTGCCCATCTGGAAGATGGTACAGAAACATTGCTATACAAATTAATATCAGATGTAGTTTCAATAGTTAAACTACCAGTCATAGTATCACCAGCTTTCTTCACATAAGTAGTAGTAGGATCTACACCTAATGCACTAGTTACATTAGCTTTAGTTATACTGATAGTACCACCATCTGCTAATGTTATATTACTACCTATCTTAACACCACCTAATGCACTAGTTGTAGCAGCAGGTAATACATACTTATTAGCTTCAGCTTCAATAGCAGCTAATTTATTCTTTTCGGGAGTAGTATAATCATTAGTACTAAGACCTTTACCTTCAACTTTATCTACTTTTTGAGTCTACAGTTGAGTAATATTACTATTCAATGTCTCTTCTACACCAGTAGCTCTTTCTACTTCATTTGCTATAGCTGTAGCATTAGCTGATTCAGCGCCTTTAGCTCTAGTTACTTCACTAGCTAAATCACTAGTTAGTTTCTATTCTGCATTTTCTGCTCTAGTCTATTCAGCTGTTACAGTAGTATCTGTATATGACTTAGCCTGTTTAATAGCATTAGCTATAGAACCAGTAGTAGCTTCATTACCATTAATAATAGTAAGTTTATCTTCATTTACTTTTACTCTATTAGTAAGTGAAGATATGTTGTTATTAATAGTAGTATCAGCTTGAGTTCTATCAAGTATCTCTTGAGCTAAGTTATCAGCTACTTCTTGAATGCTACCTTCAATAGCAGTAGTATCAAATGAACCTGATAAAGCATCCCAACCTTCTTCAGTCCATACTACATTAGTACCAGCATCATAATGTTTACCACCTAAGTTAAACGCATTAGTAATATTATATACATCACCGACTACATTGTTGTCTTTAGGTAGAGCTTCAAATGTACTAGATCCTTTTACTTTATAAGCACCAGATAATTTAGCATCTACTTGTGCTTTAGTATAAGTATCAGACTTGTCTGCTTTTAATGCTAATGCTGCATTAGTTGCAGTAGTATGATCGGTAATCTTATTGTCTAACTCTTCTTCTTTAGCTTTAGCTCTATTAGTTTCTACTAAGATAGCTGCATTTCTATCACTAACTTCTGTGTCAATAGCTTCTTTTCTATCTTGTACTTCTTTATTTATAGCATTAGTATGTTGAGTATCTATCTGAGTAGATCTATCAATTTCATTCTGTAAATTAGTGCTAATAGTCTATTCAGCAGATTGAGCTCTATTCTTCTCAGTAGCTATATCATTGCCTAATTTAGTTTCAGCAGCACGAGCAGTAGCAGCTTCTTTATCTATATTACTTTGTAAAGTAGCTAAAGTCTATTCTAATGAATCTGAATCAATAGCAATACTAATCACATTATCTTCACTAATACTAACGTCTTTACCTGGTTTTAACTTATTAATTAAGTCATTATAATCACCAGATGTAGCTACTGGTTTAAAATCTGGTTTGTTAGTAATATTATCCCATTGTACAGCTAGATCACCAGATGCACTAATAACATTAGTTTCTTGATCAATTTCAATGTTTAAACCTGCAATGAGTTTCTTCTAATACTTTGCACGTATATCAGCAAAGGTATCAATCATCTCAGTATGAAGTTCCTATAACTGATGCTGCTTAACAAAGTCTAAGAAGTCTTTAGATGTAATAATACCAGCAGAACTTGTAGAAGCTACTGGTATTGAAACAGTTTTATTACTTCCATCATACTTAAACATTACCATAGTAATGTCATTAGGATTTGAAGTATTAAACTGTATATCTTTTATTACGTCTTTTACCTCTTCATCATCTACTTTACTATCTACATCACTAATGTTTGCTTTATCATTAAGCAATTTGTTTACCTATGTTTTAGTATAGTAGTTGCTAAGATCAGGTATACCACCAGAGGCAGCCAGCCTTACCCATTCGGTTCCATTGAAATATTTAATGCTACCACCGTAAGGATTATCAGATAAGTCAACCCAATAGTCTATTTCTTCTGGATTAGGTTGAACAGATGTTGCAAAAAATATTATCCTATTTGTTACCATATGTATTTGTTATATTAAGCTGCTGGAGTTTCTAATGCAGCAACTCTTGTAGTTAATGCGTCAATTAAATCTTTTAAAGCTTTACCTTGTGCAGCAGCTAAAGCTTCTGTAGTACTAGTACTCGTTAAAGTATTATTTATAGTCACTTTAGTATCTGCTGTAGGAGGTGTATATCCTAATGCACTAGTCACATTAGCTTTACTAAGACTAATTGTACCATTACTATGAGAAATATTTGCTCCTACCTTTACTCCACCAATAGTTTCAGCTGTAGCTGTTGGTAAAACATATTTATTTGCTTGTGCAGCAATACCATCTAGTTTAGTTTTATATGCATCAGTAAAGTCATTACTGGATAGTTCTTTTCCTTCTACCTTATCTACTTTACCTGATTCAAGTGCAGCAATCTTAGCACTCTGATCATTATCTGTATCATCATTTATTGGTAGCCATTTGCTACTACCTGCATAATACTTAATTACATTACCTTTTGGATCTGCTGCTAAGTCAACCCAATAATCAAACTCTTTGGGATTTGGAGCTACATAGCTTCTTGTTATTCTTGTCATATACGTATATTTTAATTATTAATTCTAATGTATTACAAATTGTAATAACTTATGAGTTCCAGTAGGATCACTTATATTTAAAGATACTCTAGCCTATCTAGTAGCATTAGTATCATTAGGATCTAATGTAATATCTATTCTGTCCTACTTTACATCTATGTGCACATAATCTGATGAACTAAATCCTTTTATAATATACAGAGTACGACTAATATCAATAGATACAGTTTCACCAGACTTAATAAATCTATGTGGAGTAAGATTCCAAGCATTAACTACTTCAGGAATAATTGTTCTTGCTTTATTATCCACATATAATATATTATATAAAATAGTTTCTTTTTCCATAACGCATTTTAAGGCGTTTTAAGCCACTTTCTTTATTAAATGAACAACTCATCCATTAAAGTCTAAAAGCTTCTTAGAAGAGTCTTTTGGCTGGTATACATCTATGTGTGACCATCCGTCGGTATTAGCTTCTAATCTAACAGGGTATTCAAATAATTCAGCATTCTATCTTACTATATTATTTACTGTATTACTATCTAAATCCTTTACATTAAAATCTATTGCTTTACCTAAACAGTGTGCAGATAAGTAAATACTACTTTTATTCTTTACTAACTAACACATATTACAACGTAATCCTCTCTATGAGAACTATCCACCTGCTTTCCAAGTATTAATGGTAATAGGTTTATTGAATATCTTAGTACGTAGTATATACAAAGTACTAAGTAATTCTGTACTTATAAACTACCATGAAGATTCACCAAACTTGGAATAGCAATGAGGGCATACTAATTCACTTACTTTAAAATAAGGTTTTAATTTGTCTATTAATTCATTTCTGTCCATACTTCGCTATTTAATGTTTCACTTAACTTATTGCTGTCGTAACGGTAGCTAAGTGATGATTATATTACAAGGACCGACAATATTACCGTTTCTGAATGACAGATTACCTTTTACAATTTCCAATGGCGGAATATCATAGGTTCCGTCTGATGTGATATTGACTAATTTCACATCAGCACTATATCCCCAGTATAATTCCTGACCGTCAACTATACCTTTCACTTCCACTTTCATTCCTGGGAAATTTTTTGTTTGGTCAGGAATGTAGCATTTTACTGTATCGTTCAGTGTAGCAAATCTAGTTATGACAAATGAGGTGCTTGTTATAATTATATCAGCATTTACAGAGGGATGCGGTCTCCAGTCATTAAAATTTACCGCATAAACATCTACAGGCTTTGACATATCGTCTCTATCAATTTCTCTCTCATCTACGATAACTCCTCTGTCATCAACATCATATTGCAATACTTTGTTGCCCAAGATATGGCGCATTGTTATTATTTTCATTTCTTTCTCTATTTCTATACATATTATCTACTAATAAATCAGCTATAACATTTATACCTAACTATTTACTATCGCTGATTAATTGTTCCTACATTACTACTAGGAGCATCTAATAGATGCCCTCTAGTAGTTCTCTATCACTCAGCTGTTTGATCTGATTGTGTAATTGATTGTTCATTCTTAATACTGTTTAAAGCATCTATAAAGAAAGGAGTGCCATATTGATTAGCATATTTAGCTATTAACTCTATTTCTAGATCATTATAATCTTCCTCACCTGTAGAATTATATATTTTTAATGCTAAAGCGTGACCATCTATACCTTGTGCAGTCTTGTATAAACCGTTAGCTAACTCTTTAGATATATCTAATATAATAGGTGTTGTTTTATCTAAAGTATCGTACACTTTAAATTTCTTAAAATCAATATTCATAATAAATACTATTTAAAATTATTGTCCTGCATAATCTGTTTCTACCCATCTAAAACTTGGATAATTAGTAACTAAGAATCCCATAGAGTTACCTGGATGTAAATATACAGATTGATTTACAGTATTATTTGGTCTAAAGTAACCAGATATAGTAACACCAGAAGTATCTGGGTGAATCATAATTCTAACATGTATTGCAAAATATGTAGGTAAGCTCTTGTATCCAAACATACTAGCTACGTCATGAGCGTTCGGGAGATTGACGTTGTATTCTCTATTAGCTCTAATCATTATTATATTACCTTTACTCATATCTAATTTATAAGTACTACCGGTAATACTTACTACATTTAAAGTATCTCCGTATACAGCAGCTGCTCTTACTGCCGCATTTGGTGAATACAATGCATAATTTTTAGTACCGTTTGCTACATCTACGTATAGACCGTAATTAGCTGAGTCAAAGCCGTATTGTGTAGATGCGTTATAGTTATGATTTACAAATCTACCTGTAGCTGTAAAAGCTCCACCAACTGTAGCAGGAACAGTATCGCTACCTATCATAACATATGATGTGCTATTACCAACTCTAATGAAATCTGGATTTATACTGAGACCACCACCAGAACCACTTGCTGTTGCACTACTACCAATATGATTTCCACTTATTTCAAATCCAGCAATCTGACCACTATTTATTTTTACAGAACTAAAATTACCACCAGATGCATTTACAGTACCATTAAATGTACCAGAGGTAGCTGTTATGCTACCAGTAATATTAACGTCTGTACAAACAAACCTACCAGTATTACTATTCATTGACAGTTTACCATTATTAGAAGTAAATACACTTCCACTAAAGTTAAAGTCACCTAACTTAGCATTATTAGCTAGTAAGTTATTTACTGTTAGTATTTCTTGCTTAGAAGATATATTCCAATAACTGCTAGTCATACTGGGTGTCTAACTAGTATTATTCTGTTTAGCTAAGTACACATTACCTTGATATACTACATAATCTATAATAGTTAAATTATTATAGTTCTAATACTAAGTATAATCATTCTAATATCTAGCTATTGCTTTCTTAGTAGAATTAGTACTAGTAGATTGAGAGTTACTATTAACATAATTAACAGTAAAATATCTAAATAAATAAGGTTTATCTTTATTTAATGCTGGCTTATTAGTAGACCAACCCTCACTAGGAACAGATGTATTAGTTGAATTTGCAAAGTATTGTGTAACAGATGTTACTCTAGAATTAGAATATGTTAATAATACTTCAGGTATTGTTTTGGTAATAGTACCATCTGAATATGTTATCTTACTATAAGAGTGTAATTTACCTTGAGCGTATGTATTTGTAGGTACATTAGTAGACCAGTTAGTAGTATCATAAGATACACTTTGATCTGTTGACTGTAAGTAATAATTAGTTACACTAGATACATCTTGACCTTTTATTGCATTTGATGCTTTATCATGATAGTATTGTACTCCAGATCTCCATTGACCCCTATTTCTCATGATAGTATAAGTTTCATCTATATCAGATACATCTCCATCAAATACTACTGGAACTTCAGCTGACCATACTTTATATTGACTAGTAGGACTTAACGAACTGTAATCTCCACTATCTGTAGTAAATCCAAACCAGAACTTTGTAGTAGATAGTGATGAATTCCATGTAGAAGTAAACGTAGTGCCAGATGTACTGTTGATCTATTGCCATGAACCAGAACTGTTTAAATAATAGCTTTTCCAATATCCTGATACAGAACTAGTAGCACTATCATCAACTCTAACTTTTATGGCACTTAATTTTACATTTGTAGTTTGTAGGAATCCCTCTGAAGATCTAATAGCAGAAGGACAACCATTAACAGTTATACTATAACCATTAGATCCTGGCTTACCTGGTTCTCCAGGTTCACCTGGTTTACCATCTTGACCTGGTCTACCTGGCTCACCATCCTTAGACCATTTAGCCCATAGTGCTCCAGTTTTCCAAGCTTGCCATTTACTATTCTCTTTCTTTCTAGTCCAAACATATTCATAAGGTATAGATTCAGTAGGTCCAGTTGGGTTATCATCCCATCCACTAGGTACATAATCATCAGCTTGATATTCACTAGAATCTACATTTGCTGGAGGGTAATTAGAACCACCAGGACCTAAACTATCTCCACCAACATAGTTAGAGAATCTCTTATAGATGTATTCGTAACCATCACCATCTTTACCTCTTTCAGCATATCTAGACCATATACCAGGAGTAGACCAGTTACCCCATACTTGTGTAGCCTTATCTAAGTATCTCTGAGATACCCATTCATATACTAAAGATGCAGTTACACCCTGAGGATGATTAGACCAACCACTAGGTATATGACCAGCTTGATTTACACTAGCAGGAGTACTAGGAGTTTTACCATCAGCATTTCTAGTATAAATAAATTCAATGCTGTTACCATCTTTACCATCTTCACCGTCAGCACCAGTAAGACGTATAAGGTTAGACCATGCTGTTAAAGTACCATCTGGATTAGCAAATCGTTGAATCTACCAAACATATTGTCCTTCTGGTGGAACTATCTCACTATCAGTAGTCCAACCTGAAGCAGCTGTATCTGTTGGAATAGCAGGTTTAGTAGCAGACACTTTCCATCTATATTGATAATGACCACCTGATAAACCTTGTTCACCCCAATTAGACCATAGTGCTGGTGTACTAAAGTTAGACCATACTCCATCTGTACGTACACGTTTACAAGTCCATTCTGCTTTATAGTCTTCATTTACTCCCTTTGGATCATCAGACCAATTATAGTCTTTAGAACCACCATTAGATATAGTTGGAATATAGTCATTCTATTGAATAGATGAAGGAGTTTGTGGTACTCTATCAACGTCAGCAGTACGAGTAAATATATATTCATACCCATCACCATCCATACCTTTTTCACCCCACTTAGACCACAAAACTGGTTGTGTAAATTCTCCCCATACACCTTCTCCAATTTTAGCAGACTTCTTTTCACGTTGTGATACCCACTCATACATTTTCTCTTTAGATACTCCTTGAGGACTATCTGACCAACCGAATGGTATGTAATCGTCTTGCTAAGATGTATCCGGTTTATCAGGAGCTTCGTTAACACTAGTTACTTGATAAATAAATTCAAGTTTAGTACCATCAGAACCGTCTTCACCTGTTTCCCCAGTAAGTCTAATAGGATCTGTCCAACCTGATAATGATTTATCTGGATATACAGTAGCTTGTATCATCCAAGTAAATACTTCTTTGCTTTCTCTCTTAGGTGGATACATGTACCAAGTATAGTTATCATCTACAGGAGGTATTTGTGAACTAGTAGGCTTAGGTGGTTGTACACTAGAATTAGTATAACAGAATACTGTATATTGCCCATCTGCTCCTTCTACTGAAGCACCACGGAATCTATTAGGATCGCCCCATTCTCCTTCATCTACTTTACGAGAACTCTTAGTAGACATCCAGATTGCTGAAGCTGTATAGTTTCTATGCCATCCATAAGAAGTACCATCACCAACAGGTCTATCTGGTGTAGCATCATTATCATTATAAGTTACCCACAATCCGTTAGCTTCAAGTTGGTAACTCATATTGTATCTTCTATTTACTGATATGGCTCCTTCACAGTTAATAACTAAATCAATACGCATATCATTGATATTAGTTATCTTAGTTACTTTGAATACACCATCTTGCATAGTACATTCTACACCTGTTGGAGTATACTCTACAAAGTAACTTCCTTCATTATATACTGTACTATATGTTAGTTCTGTTTTACCTTTCCAAGCCTGTACAGCAAAAGTAAGAGATTTAGTTTGATTATAATCTTCAATAATATTGAATTCATTATCTACAATTACTGTACCAAACTCACTGCTAAGTGAAACAGCATAAGCGTCTTGCCCATGCAATTGATCTAACTATTCTGGTGTAAACTCGATGATAGAACCAGTCATATAGACATTAGTTAAGTATGCACCATCACCTTGTAATTGACCATTATTAGGAGCTCCTGGTATAGTAAGACCGTTTAAGTTACCAAACTGTGAAGCTATGTTAGTATAGTTAAGAGCCCAAGTATTTACACCTTTTAAATATCGTTTATATGTACGAGTAGCATAAGCACTAGATCTTCTAGTTTCATCAGTAAAGTTACCATAAACGGCAAACTTCATTGCCTTACAAGGATGCTGTGTAGTACCTTGTTTTAATGAATACCTAAACTGTTTACCTCTAGCATCTAGTACTTCTATAGGTGTAAAATAAGCTGTAGAGAATCCTTGTACTTTATCAAACCCACAATCGTCAGTACCAGTTTCAGTATTATTAACTCCATCAAAATTATGGAATATACCTCTACATATATCATTTACATGTATACCACTATATTCACCTTCTTCTAATTTCAATGTAACTATTTGATTAACTAAGTCTACATCTTCAATAGTACCAAATGCTATTGAATTCCATAGTTCACCACTTACTACATCTATTTTATTAAATCTCAATTCCGGTACTTCTAAGAACTCTCTAAGGATAAGACTAGTCATTTCTCCTCTACCGTCTTTATCTATTTGAGCACCAGTACCACCAATCATACCAGTAATAAAAGTACCCATCTAAACTCCTTGATTTAGATAAGTCATTTTATTACTTCTCAAACCACCGTTGAAAGTAATTATACCTGAAGATACATCATCATATAGTTTACTTATAAATAGTTTACTACCTTCAGATTTAATCAAAGCTTTTACTACAGAAGTATCTACTACACCTCCACCTTCACCACCGCCAATACCTAATGCTGATGGTTGAATATTGTGCCATGTACCATCACTAGCATACTACAGTAAATCTCCTTCTGTAATATAAGTAATAGTAACATCTTTAAGAGTAGCTAAATGATTAATTCTTTCAACTAATGTATCAAGCTCACCAACACTAGTATCTAGAGTTTTTATATTGCCCTATAATGTTCTTACTAGTCCAGTGAGTTCGTTTAATTCATCTTTAGTTGCATACTATGCCATATCTTAATTGTTTTATTGTTATACAGTAGCTCCTGTAGCATCTACCCACTAAGAATTATTTTTATTGAATATAGGTTTACCTAATGTAGTATCAAAATACATAGTACCAATATTGCATCTATCTATAATAGGTCTATGCTAAGTATCTCCATAACTTCTAATATTAATAGTTTTCACTGTAGCATTCCCTGTAGAAGTATTAGATTTATTTAAAAAAGGTCTCGCATAAATAAATAACTTAATCTCTGCATGAGTATCAGTTGTTTTAGGAACAAAACTTATATAGCAATTCGTATTATCAAATATAGTAACATTTAGTTTTTTAGAATTCCAGCCAGTCTTACTTTTTCCTATTACTATAGATTGTGATTTACTCCCAATTAGATTTCCTTTTATTTCTATATCATCTTCTTCACTATACCAATCAGCTTTTGTCAGTAATAAATTGTTAAAATTATATAAAATATCTGATGTAGCTGTAGATGTTTTGTTATAATGAATAGTAATTGGGATTATAAATTCTTCTCCAATATTGAAACTATTGAATTTTCCATAACTGTTATCTTCTGGAATCTAAATAGTAATCTATCCAGTTAAATAAACTCTATTACCAATAGTACTAAAAAAAGTATCAAAAGATTTAAATTTATTATTATATAAAGTAACATTGTGTAGTTTAACACTACTAATATTACTTTCAGTATCTAACATTGTAGCTATTAATAATTTTGAAAAATCTAATACGTTAAAAACAGTATCGTTAAATGTAACATCTGCTCCTTCTGTAACACTACATAAAACAGCATTACCATCTGAATTTGTTGATGTAAATTTAACATTGCTAGCTATCATTTTTTTAATACCACCTTCTATAATAATTCCAACTATTGGATTAGACTAAGCTACAATCTCTAAATTATTTATTAATACATTGCTAGTTTCCCACAATACTATACCATTGTGATAATACTTACCATCAGAATATTTATTTGTAACTCTACAATTAGTAATAGAAATATTATTGCTATACTACAACAAAACTACAGGTTGATTCAGACTTTTAACATTATCTATGAATATATTTTCTTGGTACTTTATTGTAATAAAACCATCTGTTTTATTTTTAGTATTTGTAATATCCTCAATCCCTGAAATTTTAATTTCCCCATCTACGACTTTAGAAATACTTCCATTATTTATAGCAGAACTAATAGAACCCTAAGTATTACAATTATCAATTAATATTCCAAAGGAAATTGGTTGTTTTAACGTTATAGTTTTTCCACTTATAGCAATAATATAATTAAATTCGTAATTTAATGGTTCAGCTTTATCTTCAGATGTACCATCCTCTCCTACTATTAATATCTTATCACCAACCTTATACTTAGATGTGTCTGTTACAGTAACAGTAGTGCTTCCAAATTGTACATTTTCTGTTAAAAAAATTATGTTTTCTCTTTTACAGCTTCCTTCAAAACATCTATTACTGCCTTCTGTTCTTAATAACTTAGTATTATTTCCTATAATAGTTATAGAAGACGGTAATTTAAAGTTTGCAGTATAATACGCAGTAGCACCTTCTGTGTAGGAAACCATATATGTTTTATTACCTAATATCAATGTATTAGGTAACAAGTCAATAGCACTTTGTATAGCTTCTCTATCATCAGTAATTCCATCACCTTTAGATCCAAACCACTCTGAATAAGCAGTATCAACATTGTATGTACCATCTACTGATACATTAGTAAAAATCTAGTACATAGAGGACAAGATACTAGTTTTGTTTCCTACAATTGTACCATTACTTAAACTACCACCGTCAAACTATAAAACACAATTTTCTGGAATATTTATACTAGCTTCTTTTAAATCATAATCGTATTGAATAACGTATATTGTATTGGCTTTATTAATCATTGCCTAAGTAAGAACATTTTTATCGCCTACTATATTCTTTCTTAGATACACTCTACCTAAACCACTAAAAGACTATTTATCATAAGTTTTATTTGCTAACTATAGAGTGCCATTTTGTTCAGTTATATCTTCTTCATCAGCTGGAACAGCTTCATGCTATTCTATCCATTTACCAGTAGTAAGATCTGACTAATTATTAGAATTAAACTTATAGTGTTTACCAGTTTCTTTACAATAAGATATATGACCATCATCTAAACTATTTTCAGAATAGTTCTTCATATCCTATAATGTATCAAAACTATCTCTATCAAAGTTAGGCTTTTTTCCTCTATAGTTAAAATTATCAGCTACCTGTATCATATAAAATATATTTTATAATTATCTACTGTGGATGCGTCTTTCAGTATATATACATTATATAATATACCATCTATAGTTACAGCATTCCTCTAAAATGACTCTTTTATCTCAAATTGATTTTGATCTTTTATGCTATTTATATCTCCAAATTCATTAGGATAACAATATAATATCTTTTGATAATCAGTACTAAAGCTTTTAACAAATTCTTTTGTATCTTGTAGTACATAATCTAATTGTTTTATATTATCTTCATTAATAACAAAATTATCTGATACTACACCAAAATAACATTTTTTATTATCTCCATGATATTCCGGAATATCATATTGTACTTCGTGTCCTAATAACTTTTCTATCATATATAACATCTTTTTAATGTCTTCTAATTTTGTTTCATATTTAGAAGATTCCTATACTAAATCATATATGTAATTAGCACAGGTTAGATTAAGAATTTGGCAATCATCATAATCAATGTTATACTTTACCTATTCTTTCAATCTGCATCCATTTTTATATTCTTCTTTTATCATAGCGCACACATACCATTACAACATTTACACACTTTATTAGGAGATAGGCACTTACTACAATTATGATAATCTATCATACCTAACATTCTACTAAGATCTATGTAATGTTCAATAGCGTCTTTAGTAAGATTGTGCTCTAAAGCATACTATAATAACTATGATCTAAAATCACACATCATTATTATATGCTTCTAATGTTTATCTAAACATGTATTACAATATGTAGTAAGTAGATTTACTTTAGCTAAATATAATTCATTCTGATCTATTGCTATAGCTTCATCTCTATTACCCTCTGATGTAAGAACGCTTACTATAAAAGAAGTTTCATTATACTCAGTAATATCAACAATAACAGTATTATCCTAAGTAACAAAGTCAGATATTACATAAGTATGTTTCTCATCTTCATCAGAATACATATTCTTTTGATTTATTATTGAATCTAGATAAATCTTATGTACATTAGCCTTAGCATCTAAAGTTATAGTTATAGTATCGTTATTTAATGTTGCATTAATTATTTTCATATCTACAAAAAATTAAAAAGGCGAAGCCGAGGATAAACCTCAACCTCGCCTGGTTTTTTAAATAAAGAAACCGTATTATGCTGCACTATTAACACCTGTAATAAATGCTTTAAGATTCTTAACAAACTAGGAAGCACTCAAGTTAGCAGATTCTTCAACATACAATTCAGTAGTTAACGGCGTAGTTTTAATGTATTGATTGTCAGGTGACAAGTACAAGTTGTCATTCTCAATAGTAATGTAATCGTAGGATGCACCTTCAGTAACATTACGTTTAGGTTCAATGATAGGATATGCATCTGTGAATACATGACCCTTATAACCCAACATACGTACTTCCATATCACGTACTTGTTTCCAGTAACCTTTACCAGGTTTACCAGCAGTCTTAGTAATAGTTGCACCAGGGACTGCTTCAGGAACATTAGACAACAATGCACCAGGAATAGTAACATACAGAGAAGCTTCCATAGAAACTACAGAATACTCATTCAAAGAGTAAACTCCTTCATTATCATCTTTAGGAAGAGCTGTAAGTGTCAATTTATGACTTGCAAATGTAGCATTTACTCTACGATTTGCATGTTTGTTAATCTTCTTCAACAATGCGTTACCCAAATCATCAGCAGTTTCAGTTGTAGCAATTGCTTCATAGGTATGAGTGAATTGTCCCGGAGCTTCATACATGTCTTTGTAAACAATACGCAAAACATATCTGTGACCGATAACAACAGTAGCACTAGTTAAATCAATTTCGATTTTCTCTTGAACTGGTGCAACATAATCACCAATTACGTAAGAAGGTTTAGAAGCTTTCTGAATTGCGTTAGAATACTCTACAGAACGTTTAGTAGCACTAGTACCATTAGGTAAAGCGATAGTCATATTATCACCAACTACACCAATATATACTGTAGATGCTTTTACTGCACTAGCTTCATCTTTAATCAAGCTCTTATTCTCATCGAACAGAGCTACAGCACCCGGAGTAAGACTATCTACTGTAGTATAAGATGCTGGACATGTTTTACCGATAAGTACGGTATCAACTCGTGTAATCATAGTTTATATAAAAATAATTAATTGTTAGACTTAGCGCCAGTCTAGTTTGTCCTTCTACTTTCCTTATTTCAGATTTCCAGGTCAGACAAACGCATTAATTTATATTATTCCATTGAAGCAATTTCGTTGGAATAAGCATTATAATGCTACATTGGTTTAGTAGCAAGATAAATCTAGATTGCCATTTTCACAATTTCCATATGTGTATGTTCTGGCAAATCTGTATATTCTGTATTAGTAATATTACTTGAATTAATTTCAGATGGTTTAGCTAAGTATGTAATCTCATATTCACTTACTTTATATTTACCGTCTGTGTATAATATTACATTATTATCTTGAATTAACTTTAAAGGTCTAGCTTGACAATATTTTAATTTGTGTTCAGATAGTGAATTACTTAATTGTCTATCTAATGTTTCAATTGTAGATTCTAACGTATCTGTATACTTAACTATATATGCACCTAAATCGTCTTTTTCCCAGCATTCGTTAGGATATTCATCACTCGGCTATATACCAGCTGTATCTCCAAGTAATAATACATAATCATCTGGTAATTCAACAGAATATGAATTTTTAGTTCCTTTGGATATCTAAGTATTTGAATAGTTTCTTTTACGAATTAAAGTACGCAAATCATCTATACGTTTTTCTGTCTATTCAAATCCTTGAGCTTTAAAGTTAATACCTGAGTATCTTGTTTTATAAAATTTATCAATCGCCTCATTAATGAATGATATAATAGTGTCTGAGGATAGCTTATCCTTAATAACTAAATTAGGATCCATTAACTATAGCCTACGTTCAAACTCGATTTGAAATCCACGATTTGTCATAATCATTCATCTATTTGGTTTAACTGTGATTTAGTCTATATTCTCTTAGACTCAATATCTTCTAATGCTAGTTCTACAGCTCTGTTAATTACTTCAAACTACATATACTCTGGTATTTCACTCATACCATCTGCTGGTAAGTTCTCTATCTTAGTAGGGAACTTAATATAAGTAATATCTACAGAATAACTATTACTACTCATAGCTAAGTAATCATAATAGATATATAGAGTATTATCTTCTATTACAGCTACTGGATCTTCTATCCAAGGATTGTTATTGTAAGTCTTCTTGAACTTAGTAGCGTCAGAATGATCTATTAATTTTATAGTAGCTTTGTTACTATTGAAGTTTAACACTGCGTCTACAAAGAACATTCTGTCACCGTTGAATAAGTTAGTAACATAACATCTATTTGAATTTGTTTCAGTATTAGCAACAACGTTAACATCTGTACGTACTAATTTTTCTAAATCGTGAATACGTTTTACAGATCCTTCAAAGCTAGTCTTTAAGTAGTTATTACCAGTAAACTTATTACTGATTTCTTGGTATAAACCTTGATCTAACCAGTAATCTATTTCTTCTGGTAAGAAAGCAGGACAACCCCCAAAGGCTACGCTTTGAGAGTTCTTGTCCATTGCTACTTTAAAATATGAGTGAAATTGTTCTCTAGTCATTATTTAGATTTTATTTCAGACATAATACTTAAGTAAATATCTTGATTCTTTTTGTCTTTCAAATATGCAATTACATCTTCAAGACCGTTACCAATAAGATCAGTACCAAAGTAATATGATGCTCTGTTCTTACGAATAATATTTTTACTTAAAGCTTCTTCAATTACAAAGTTAATTTCTTTATTAGGATTATCTACCCAAATTCTAATAAATCTTGCTGGATCAGCTTCTACGTTTTCACCAAGTCTAGCTTCAACCAATTCATTAGACATAGTGTCAGCTTTAATTCCAAGAAGTCTAAGACATTTGCGCATATCTTCAAGACTCATCTTATCTAATGCTCTATAAGCATCACGTTTAACTTTGTTAGCTTTATTAATTTGTTCTGCTTCAGCTTCTTTATTTATAAGTACATAATCAGTAGATGGGGTTATTTTATCAATGCCATTTGCTACTCTCTTATGTCCCAATAGGAATAAATATTGCAATTCTCCTTCAGGTCTATCAGTATTAATTACTAATTCTTTCTTACCAATCTTAATTGCAAATGTATCCCAAAATGTGCTATCTGGATCTAATTCTCCTTCAGCTTTACCCATTTTCTATTCTAGTTCTCTAGCTTTATCTGCTTTTAAACCAGTGTATCTACTACCAGATCTAGTCCAGTAAGAACTAATAAAATCAAAGCAGTTAGACCATTTAATCAATCCTGTCCAAGGATTTACTTTTGTCATTCTAACGATTACTTCCATAATTATAAAATTAGATTATCAAGTTAGTATTATAGGGGCTTGCTAGCATTCAAGCCCCTAATATTTTTTAACTGAATTACTCAGCCATCATGATCAATTCTCCACATGCACGGGGATCACGTAACATAATACCTACTTCACCCAAGAAGTGTACTGAGTAACCATCCTTAGCATTAGAACGAACTTCTGTGTTAGAGTGAGCGTAACCAGCAGGAGTTACAGAACCAGCTGTACACCAGTTAACGAATTCACGATCTTTACGAACTACTTTAACAATATTGGCTTCACCATCACGACGACCCAAATCCAAGAATGTCATACGGTAAGATTCCAACGGTTTCAAAGTAACAGGATGCAACTGACGATTGTAAGTAGTATTGTCATACAACGGGAAATACTTCAAAGTCAATTCAATACCGTTAGACATTGCATAAGTTTTAAACTGACCGCCGAACTTCAAGTTGTCACCAGAACCAGTTACGAATACTGTGTCAATCAAGTTCATGTTAGCCATCTTTTCTTTAAGTACACGGTCAAATTCACGCATACCCATTTCACCAGTCAAGGCAACAAACTTACGTTCATTAGTACCTAATACATTGTAAGACAGATCAAACAAGAAGTCTTCCAACAATTCAGCTGTCAAACGAGTGTAGTAACGTCTGTTAGATGGAGCAATCTGTTCCAACAAACCAGCACCAATAAATGCAGGACGACCATTTTTACCTTTCAGATTACAAGAACCATCTTTGTTTACGTTGTTCTGATTGTATACCAAAGCTCTTTCAAGACGTTTGTACCATTCGCGCATTGCAACCCATTCCTGGAATGTAGACCACAAGTAAGAAGTTTTGCCAGTTTTAGGATCTTTCAAAGCTACTGCCATAACTGTAGAGTAAGCAGAACCTGTGATATCATAAGACAGACGTACTGTAGTCAAATAGTTACGCATCTTGAAGTGAGTATTGTAATTCAGGATATCAGCCTCTTCACTGTATTCTTCATAAGCAGAAGCCAAACGGTTTACTTGGCAACCAGAAGCTAAAACAGCCGGGTCAATATAAGAAGCGGGACTACCATTAGATACAAATACTGTATAAACATACAGGTTGCCATCTTGATACGGAGCATCCTGAATACGTGCTTGACTCTTATCATCAAATTCGATAGTAGCACCAGGACCAAACCATGCATCTTCCAACCACAAAGTAATAGGAGTATTACCCAAACCTGGAGTAGAATTTTCACCAATTGCAGCACCATTCCATTTAGCGTCACGAATTGTAACAGCTCTATCTTGGTCGATCATAACACCCCATTCAAATGAAGGCTGATCAATAGTCATTACATTTCCAAGACCACCTGTCAACATATCAAGAGAAGTACTGTAACCATTATCTTTAGTACCAAATACGTATGACAGGATAGTAGATACCTCATAAGGTCTTTGCTGAGAAGCGAGACTAATCTTATTAGTGTCGATCAAATCAGAAAACCATTTCCCCTTATAGAGTTGGAGGTTATTAAGAATATTATTATTCATAAAATACTAGTAATTTAATTTTTTATTTATATAATTAATTATTATGATATACGCAGTTGTCGTGCAGCTGAGAACCAAATTGGATCATCATCAGAACCTGTAGCTTGTTTTCTAGATTTAGTAGTAATACTACTAGATTTTAAACTTCGTCTAAACTTATCAATAGCTGAATTATTTCCTTCACGTTTAGCAGCCTCAATAAGCTTATCAGCATTCATTGTAAAGTATGCTGATTCTATGAGATTCTTAACACCACCCTTAGCATAGTCCTTTTGGTACTTTGTTTTACCGTCTGTGTCTGGCTTAAGTATATAATCCATTAAAACCTTTTTATCTTTTTCAGGGACTGTAATACCACGTATATTCTTTAAGCCTTTTATTTCGCTAACAACGTTATCATAGAATTGCTGTTGTCTCTGTAACTATTCATGATAAGCCTTTTTCTGATCCTCTAATAGCTGTTTCTTCCTTTCCTCTTTAATCTCTTTCAGATCTTCTAAAGCGTCTTGCGCTTCATCTTCAAGTAATCCAGCTTCTTCATATCTACTTACCAACTTATCAATCTTCTTAGTAGAGAACCCTTTTTCTTTAAGTAACTGTTTTACTACTAATTTCTGATTAGTTTCATCTTCAATGTCAATATCATCTAAATCTAATTCAGCATCAATAGTTAAATACTTCTTTAAATCTCCACCTTGTTTTACGAAATTATCTAGTGCTTCAACTTCTTCACTAGAGTATTCAGGCTTGCTATTTTCTTCAATGACATTTTGGAAGTAATTAATTAACTCATCTATATTCTTTGGTTTGTCTTCACCTTCTTCAAATTCCCAATTGAGTTTTTCAGCCACAGCATCAAAGAAGTTAGTAACAACATTTTCCTCATTGTTATCTTCAACCTCTTCTTCCTCTTCTGTTTCTTCCTCAATAGTTTCTTCTTTACGAGGTCTACCAGGCTTACGTTTTGATTTATCTTCAATATCTTCTTCTTCAATTTCTTCTTCCTCAGTATCTTGTTCTTCTACTGGTTTTTCTTTCTTATTCTTTACTTCGATATTGTTATTTTTAATATCTTCCAATTCTTCATCGTCTAGTGATTCAAATTCATCAGCGTTAACATTAACGTTTTCATCAACATTTGAATTTCTAAAACCACCGTCTGGATTAGGGATAAAGCTATCTAGTACAGCTTCAAATCCACCTAATGTCATTTTTTTATCCATAATTAAAATATTTAATTAGATTTATGCAAAATTATAATTTTCAATTTCATTAATATTACCATTATCTGCTAATGGCATAGTGTTTAACCATTTTATGTAATCGTCTAGATTTTTAAACTACAAAGCTGCTTTCTTAATAGAATCCGTATCTGGTAAACTTTTTAAATATTTAAGTATATTTTGTTTAGTAGGTTTTATGTTTAATTCTTTCAATCTATCTAACATATTTATACCATAAGCATTCTATTCCATCCAATTCATAAAATAGCTAGTATTCTCAGGGTCTATCGGATTTTTATCTCTAAGTTTCCCCTTAAATTGCTTTGTTATTTTATCTAATTCCGATTTGTTCCAAGAAGGATTATCTTGATGTATATACTGATTAAAATGATTAATTTCGTGATTAGTTATTTCCTAACTAGGAGTAACCGCATTATCTATTTTTATTCTAAAATCTTTCTATGTTGGTTTTATACCATATTGTTTGTATCTTCTTGCAGCTTCTTCCTACAGATCTATCATAGCTTTAGCATCCTATAACTACATTATTTCAGCTTCTGGTAAACTAAAATAATCATTTTCGTACTAGTTTATGATTTTATCATATGTACTTTGTAAATCTACATTATAATCAGATTTAATTTTAGCAGCTCTAGCTCTAACCTCTGGATCATACAATCTTTCAATACTTCTATTGCGTAAATCATTCCAGTCAGATTGTTTCTATAACTTACTTATATCTGGAGTAATTCCCGTTATTCTGTTTAGTTGCTGATTTAATGATTTCTTATAATTACTAACCGTTGGAATGAATGGTACAACTGTCAATGCTGCTAATCCAGCCCCTAACCAATCTTTATTCTTTAAAGCCTGTGTTGCATCGTATATACTTAAAGCGTCACCAATAACTGGAGCATCGTATAAATCAAATACACTTCTTACATAGCCTGCACCTGGGTTATATCCATATGTAGGATTATATGGATCTCCTTTAGGGTCAAAGTTAGTAATAGGTCTTTCACTAGTAGTCTGTGGTGGGATTTCATCTATAGTACCACCATCTGCATACTTCTTCCAATCCCAGTATTTAAGCTAGGGATTATTCTCCCTAGCCTACTTATACTGTTGCATTCTCTATCTAAATGCTTCACGTTCCATAATTATTTACTTTTCTTTCCACTTTTAGATAACTTCTTGCCACCTTTCTTTCCACCACATGCCATAATTATAAAGTTTTAATATAATTAAACCAATTTTTCCTATTCTCTTTGTAAGTCTTTTTACGATTTTTTATTTTATACTTATTTGTATTAATTTCGTAATCAGATTTATCTTCGTTTGCATACGCTTCCATTTCATAAGGGATCGTATAGTATGCAGAAGATGCTGGATAAGTAATAGGATTACCTTTAATCCACTCCTATACATAATCAGCATAATACTTTAACCAACTACCTTTATCTTTAGCCTACTATAAATGTATATTTTCGTGATTCCAAGTAGTAGTTTTAATATCAGATTCTTTCTTTTTGGTTAAAATATACCCACACCAACTCATTGCCAGAGTAACCACTAAATGGATAATGATCCATATGCTTATACTATACTTTGTCTTTATTTTTAGTAGTAGTAAATAGCTGCTTTACTAACCACCATGTTTCTTTAAACCAGTTCATACTTATTTAGATTTGGATTCTCCTACTACTTTATTTCTCAAAGCTGTCTTTGCCTTTAGCTTCTCTCTATCCATAGCAGCTTTATCAGACATACGTTGCAACTCAGTTTCATGCTTCATTCTATCTTTTTCAAGCTGTATCTTCTTATTTTCAGCTTCTCTCTTCTGTTCTATTTCTCTACGCTTATTGTTAAGTTCTAATTGTTTAGTAGCAATATCAGAATTTATCTTCTACTATTCTAGAGCTTGTTTTCCTATTTCAATTGGGTCAGGAATTCCGTTCATATCTTGATCCATATTCTCAGCACCACGATAAGCATTAAGTTGTGCTACAGTAATTTTAGTAGCATTGTCTTGATCTACTTTATATTTTTCAAGATCCATTTCAGCTTCCTTAAGCATAAGCTCTTCTTCTTTAAGCTGATTCTGTTGTTCTGCCATCTGCTGTTGAGCTTGTTGTTCAGCCTGTTGTTGCTGCTGCATCTGTTCCATTCTTTTCTGCTCAATTTCCTCAAGTCTATTCTTAATCATACTCATATTATCTAAAGTAATGATTTCAGCAATATCTAATAGACTAGCACCATTCTACATAGCAGGTTGTAACAGTTGCTTTAATTGATCTATATATTGTTGATTCTTAGTACTATCATCTACAAATATATCCATATCTTCATAGAAGAAATTATCAGATAATTGCACAAATGCTCTAGTAGCATCATCTAATATATAATTCAAGTATCTCTTACTATCTTTCCAAGCTGCTTTAGAAGTATTCAACAACATAGTTAATACTCTTCTCTTTACCTAATTGTGATTCCAGAACCAAGGTTCAGTAATATGATAAGACATACTAACGGCAGTATTAGTATTACCCACCAATTCACTAGGAGCAATCTATCCTTGTCTTTGTGGAGTAATACCAGTAAGCTTAGCTACCATGTCTTCAATCTTTTGCATCAATTGAATATACTCAGCTATTACATTACTCATAGTTAAGTCCCAAGAAGATAACTAGTTGAATTGAGATGGCTTACCTCCTTCACGTCCTGGTATATCCCATCCTTCATCATAAGGATTAATAAAAGCTACACCTAGTGCACTTAAGTAATGCATCCACTTATTAACATCAATATTCATAGATTTGGGTATCTAAGTAATATCCATTACTGCTACTTTACCTTTATCTCTAGATAATGCTAATTCAAGTCTATACCATACTACAATATACATATACTGTAACGGTTTCATCATACTTACTAATGATCTAGGCTTACTATTAGTATTGTTATACACTACACCAGTGTAAGGCAATTTCTGTGAATTAGGATTATCAGCAGATATATGTTGATATTCAATAGGCTGAATCCCTATGTACATATCATCACCGATTCTATATCCTTCCCATACTTCAATAATCCAATCCCATTCTACAGATTGTTCTGTACCTGTTACTTTATAATCTTCATCTACTTGAAATTCTTCAACTTCTCCAGTTTCTGGGTTTAGTAAAGTAACAAATCCTATCTTTTTGAAAGACTTCCAACAGCAGTGATATACTACTATATGGTCTATATCAAATGGATTATCTGTAAAACTATTAATCTTATGTAGCTTAATAGATTCATAATCTATACTAGTCTTTCTTATCTCTGGATTATTACCTGCTCCAGGTCTTTGATCAATAAGTTCTAATAACTCATTTAGTTGTCTTTCAGACATTTTATCATAGAATCTGTCGTATATTTCAGTAGCAGACATGATCATCTTTCTGCGGCACCATGCTGCATCATCTATAAATTCTAAGTCTAAAGAATGCTCATAATCAAAGTACATAGGGTTTACTCTTTCTACATAAGGATCTCCATTGATTACACCTATGTAGTATATTTCTTCTCCACCTATTAAAGCATCTTTCCAGCCTTTATAGAATTCATGAGTAAGATTCAATTTTCTCTTGAGGAATTGCAATGCATGATAAGCTTCAGTTTCTGCTATATCCTTATAATCTTTCTATAGATACTTAGCTATAGCTTCCGGAGTCTAGATTTCTCCTGTAGCTAATGCTTGTTCATATCTGGCTGCTTGTTCTGGACTTAACTTACTAGCTATAGTAGCCTGAATATAATCCATTAGCATTTCTTTGGCTTTTTCCTATAGTTCACTAGCAGCTATATCACTTGTGCGTTGTGGATGAAAATTAAAAGGTCTTTTAGTTTCTTCACCAAGTAACTAATCTACATATGGTTTAATGATATTATAATCCTATGCCATAGCAGGAAATCCATCATCTTGTTTAAATGGATTAGTTACATATTTAAGATCCTTTTCATTATATATGCTATTATATAAATCATAGTAAGTCTACATCTCGTCAGATCTAGATCTACCATTACCACCAAATCCTGAATCTCCAGCGCCTACTACATAGTCTACGCAGGCTTCTTTCCAGGCTTGTGTCTTCTTTGACATTGGTAGTTTCTGTGCAGGGAAACTTTTAGTATTCTTCATAGTTAAAATGTATATACATTATCGTCATTAGAAAATACTCTAGGAGTATCATCATTGAACCAACTCTGCGCAAAAATTGGTCCATCGAAGAGCATCTTCTATTTGTTTTCTTTTTCTTTCTTTTTAACAACTACATTATACAGTTGTTCTCTATATATCATAACCTACATCAACGCCATCACTCGGTCAAAGTTACCTGTATCGTTATAGCTTATTAGCTCTTCTAATAGCGGCTCTGATAGTATCCTAGTTAGGTTTTTCTTACCTGGTGCATACTCTTCATTCAACCATTCTTTTATCATACCTTCCCCCCATTGCTTTATCTACTTATTCATGTGACAACCTTTTCTTCTTTGTACTTTAGAATTACTAACTATATCATTAATAATATCAGGTTGATCAGCTAATAAGTAATCACAATGCTTAGCAGTAAAGTAAGGGAATAGACCTTTGCGTTCATTTTCATACATTATACGCGCATTATAGTATAATGCTAACTTACGTAAGTTTTCATAGTATTCCTCAGCTGTTGCAGGTCTACCAGTATATTCAGCTACTATAATATCATAGTACTCTTCAAAGTTCTAAAACCTCTTATATACTATAGATGATCCTAATGAATTAGTACCAGACTAGTCATGATCATAAGGGTCTACACCTATTATATATAATCCAGCTGTTGCATCTTTAGCTGGATGTTCCCATATAACTATTGAACCAGTAGGATCATCATCTTTACCAAGTGGATACTTAGTAACATCGCCATGTTTCTTAGGTATCCATTTGATACTACCAGATTCGTCAAATATTAAATCACCTACTTGTTTATGATTCTATAACTAAGTATTAGTACGAATAAGTCCTAATTGCTCCTACAGTTCTTTCTTAGGAAATATATTCCCATTAAATTCCAACATTGCTTCTTGTGGAGTAATAGGACGCTCTGCAACATAACGGTCTATAGCAGTAGTATTGGTAGCCGTACTTATTACTTTTCTACGCTCATCTAGTATAAATTCAAGAGAAGGTTTAGTAATGGTATTACCATCATCATCCATATATATTCTATTACCATCGTCATCTCTCGTATCTAGATTAGTATACTATGGAACAAAGAACCCACACAGTTTATCTGTAGGTGTACTATCCCATATGTTCTCAAACCCTAAGCAATTATATCCATCTGGATTATAGAACATATCTTTCATTGTTTCAAACGCAGAACCTTCGTCACCACCAGTTCCCCATACAATCATAGTACCAAATACTATACCGTCTTGTTCTACAGATGGTCTAGCAATTTGCCATGCTGCACCTAATTCTGAGAATGAACCTCCTTCTTCAAATAGAATTAATTTAGCACGTTTACCACGTACTACATCAGGATTATCTTTCAAAGTAACGCCAATAATCTCTGACTTATAACCCATTTCTACTTCATTGCCAAATTCATCTTTAGTCCAGAATCCAGCTCGTTTACGCATAGTACTGTTAACAGATCGTTTCTTACCCCAAGCTGTATTCTTATCTATAAAGTCCATATAGTCCCAAGCTTTAGTAAGAATACCATCTTCGGTAAGATACTGCTTATTAGAAGCATATATGTATGTTTTACTATTAGGTATTAGATAATAATTACGACATGCCATAGCTCCACCTTTGTAACTATATCCTTTACGACGTGATTTAAGTAGACATATATGTTTTCCTTTATTTTCTGCTTCTTGTACTGCCTAGAAGTAGAAATAGTCATAATCATAGAAATCTGGAAATGTTACTACACTATCTCTTTTTACTTTAGTTTCACCATTAGGTAGTTTAGTAACAGTGTTAACTATACGTTGCATTGGACAAAAGTTAATATAAAAATAGTTATACCCAGTGATGTAATCTCCATCCTCTGCGGTATAACCATTAATGCAACGATCTTTCTATTCGTCCCAGTATGTGTAATATTCAGTAGTACCAATTGGATACTAACAATAAGCTCCGGTCTTTAAGAATGTTAAAGCCGGAGTTCTAAACTTATTACTATTTATTATTTTCTTCTAGAAGTCAATCATAGTTATGATATTTCCAAAGTTTTTTGATTAGGTTCAACTTTTTCTTCTGTTTCTAAAGTAAGCATATCTAAAGGATAATTTATCGTATCACCAAAATATTTAGTTATTAAATCATCGCACATCTTTTTAAAGATATTATAATCTTCTTCTTTCCAATATATCTTAGATTTTGGATTTGAGTTATCAAGTGTAATAACTATTAGTTTATCTTCTTTTGGTTTATTATCCATAGCATTTATATTTTAATTGGTCGCCCTACCACCGAATCGAACCCGGACCTAGAGGGTTAGAGCCTCTCGTGCTACCACTACACCATAGGGCAATATGCCAGGGAATATTTAATGTCTGTCCCTGTCAGACCTCTCTATCAATTCAACAAGGTTATTTCTTAAACAAACTCTTTAGCCAATGAATAGTACGCTTGATAATACCTTTCTTCTTAGGTTCAGCTACTGCTTCTTTCTTATATTCTTCAACCAAAGATTCACCGACTTCTTTAAGATAAGCATCTGCTTTTCGTTTGTTATCAATTTCTTTTTCAAGCACATCACAAATTTCTTCAGTGCTATTACATTTTGTTAAATCAAGTACTTTCTTCATAGTTTCTTTATTTATATTCATATAACGTACTCATTAATTTATTGTTATAAACTTGTGTATAATTTGCACAAATTAAGCTAATTCATAAGGATTAATCTGAGCATCTCCACGTACTTTAGTAGTACTAACTTCTTCAGCTTTAACTGCTTTTTCGAGGAAATCTAGCGTTTGAAAAGTAGCTTTTACTTTTTCCATACCAGCTAATAGATCTTTAATCTTCTTTTCATCTAGTTGCTCTTCTAGAGAATCTTCGTAATACTTACTAATAGTATCTACTTTGTTTCTCATACTATCCAGCATCCTCAGATTCCTAGTGTATATTAGCTTCTTATAATCATCTTCACAGGACTTCTCTTCTACTGTAAGCTTATAATCTTCATTACCAAAGTATAACTGCTTAAGCTTCTTTTCTCTGATATCTGGTTCTAGCTGAAGTACATATGGAGATTTAAAATACCACATAAGTACTATATAACTTATTACATTTGTAGCTTGTGTTTTGTCTGGCTTATCAGCCTCCCATAACTTTTTAAAGAATGGGAGACCTAAAGCATCAGGGTGTATTACTACTTTACCACCATTGATATCAAATAGTTTCATCGTATAGATTCGCAACAATCACAACATAATCCTTCGTTATTAATTTCGCTTTGCTTACTAGCTTCATATTTTTCTAGTCTTACAAAGTAATCTTCAAATAATTTTCCCGGTACTAAAAAATATTCTGTTTTATTGTATCTATCTTCAATACCATAAAAACTGATTATTATATCTCCAGGTTTAGCTGTATATTTATGTTCACCATTAATATATACTTCGCTCTCTTCTTTTATACAATATGCATTTCTAAGAAGGCTGTTAGACCCCAATGGTGCTGGATTCAAATTGTTATCTAATTCAATAGGATAACATTCATTACTTATTAAAACTTTCTTCATAATTACTCAATTACTTCTTCAACACTAGGTTCAAAATTCTCTGGCATGAATTCTTCAGGGTGCTGAGCTCTATACTCTTCTTCAGCTTTAGTATTAGCAATAGCATCTAACAGTTGATAGAATTTCAATTCTACTTCTTCTCGTTGTTCAGCAGGAATAGTAGGCATCAACTTTTCAATAGACTGCTTCATTACTTCTTCAGTAAATTCACCTTGTACAGTTTCTGTTCTGTAAGGCAATCCGTTAATGTTAACATCAATAAAATTTCCAACACCTAATGCACTCACTGGAGTAATTGTAATATTAAGTTCTTTCATATTCTTATTATTTATTTTCATTATTTTGTTCTGCTGTAACTTCTCCAAATCCTTTTTCTCCTCTTTCAGTTTCACTTAGCTCTTCTACTAAAGTGGGTTCTAATATAGAACAAGGTACAATAACTAATTGAGCAAATGGTTCATCTATAGTATATACTGTAGGAATAGCATCTGTAGTTACTTTAAATTTAGCCATCAACTCTCCACGATATCCAGTATCTATTAAACCTACTCCATTTGTTAAAGCTATAGAACGTTTACTAATTGAAGACTTCATCATAAGTAAGCCACAATATCCTTCAGGAATCTCTACCGCTAAATCAGTATGATATACAAGTACTAACTTTCCGCTATTATCTACTTCTTGAGTAATACGAGTAGCATACAGATCCAATCCAGCATCTCCTGCTGTAGCTCTAGTAGGCAACTTACCTTCAGACTTCTTAATCTCTTCTGTACCGTCTTCTTTCTTTACTGAGTAATCTAACTTTTTAAATTTCAATTGTTCCATAAATCTTTTTCTACTTTTCTATAACCCTCTTCTAAAACTTCTACTATCTCTTTAATTATTTCATTCTTAGTTGTGTCAACATTAAGACCTTGTGTAATTTCTTTAGAGTGTACAATTCCATGAGTAATACCTTCTTCATTTTTACGTATTAAGTGAACGTGTAAAGTAGGATTACCGATACGATTTTTATTTACATCTATACCCTATGTTTCCCACCAAATAGCTTCTAAATTATTCATCTTGTTCAATATCTTTTGTATTAATACTAATTGCTTTACCATGATGAAATCCCCAATCTAAGAATACTGTATTACAAAGTACATGATCTATATGAGGTAGTCCACTTTCAGGATCTATTAATTCTCCTTTGTCTATAGCAGTAAGATGTCTTAGTAATGCTGCTTTATATCTTTTCCAAAAATCTGGAAGATTTTGCCAACTATTATCTGAGTATTTCTGAGCTCCATAAGTAAGTACCTTACCAATGTTTTCAACAACATCTAATGGAACTAGATCCATTCTTACTTTACCACAATCATATTTCTTACCATCATTCTCCATCTTCAATATACTTATTAGTTAAACAATTGTACAATCCTTTTATCTGTAGCTGTCTAGTTTCAATGCTGTCTGTATCTTTCAACTTAGCTAAACCTTCTAGAATATCATCCACGAATTCATTGTATGTTAAGGAATAGTTGTTGATCTTCTTATCTGCAACTTCCATTAACTCCTTTAACTCTTCACTAATATTAGATCCAAATTGTTTAACGTTGTTTTTCTCAAATTCCCATAGAGCTAATGAATCTTCTTTACTTTGTCTTTCCATATTCTTTCATTACTTTAACAAAACATCCAGCAACCCAACCAACTAAGTAAGCATATCCTTCATTGCCACCAGTTGAAAAATCTTCATTATTCATACCTGTAATTTCAAAGTAATAGTCAGAAATGTGAACAGATTCATGGGCTATGTTAGCACTATCTACTAACTCTGGCTTATATATTATACACAGTATTCCAGTAAAATAGTTAAAGTTTTGAATAACAGGTCTACATTCAGCTACTACATCATCATGATAAGCATTGGTCATTGCATCTTGAGCATTTTCTAGTATCTTATTGAATTCTGGAGTAATCTCTAATATAGAGAACTTCTTGCATAGAAACTGTATATCTTCCTCACTCTCTACTATAGCTATCCAAAGTGTTCTAGGATACATATTATTAAACTTTCTTAGTATCATATTCTTAATAGTCTACTGTCACTAATTGCTACATACATCTGTATATTGTTAAGTAATACAGGATCAAAGTAAATAGAATCTAACCAGTGAATTTTATAATTGGGTGTTAAGCATTCTTCAATAAACTGTCTCATTTTGTTTCTTTATATCTCTTTTTTAATTTAAGTTTAAATAAGTAAGCAAACATAATATCTTTAGTATCTTCATCGTTTGACATTACTTCTTTAGCAAACTTAAATGGACTATTGCATATTACTTCTATAACAGGATAAGGTAAATTATATTTGTTTGCCAGACTTGAGTAAATTGATATCTTTTTTTGCTGTTGCATTTATATAATATTCACTAGTTTCTAACTCTGTTAAAGATTCTCTGATAGTATTAGGTCTAATAGAATTTATTATTACTACAATATCAGATTCATCTAAATCGCGATTTCTGTATAGTATATCAGATAATTTCTTGATTTCTTTATTAGAGTAAGGTTTCTTCGGAACGAAAGAAGTTAATTTCAGATTAGAACGTAAGTTAAAAAGATGTCTGAAATATCGTACTAACCTATTACTTCTATTCTCTACATGTACTATATGCCCATTGTCAAAGATCATATAGAAATGTTTATTATTTATTTTATTATTCATTTACTCTTAGTATTAACGTTATTTGCACCCTATCTTTTATTATCTCTGGAATTAGTATCTTATTAACTACTAATTCATCTTCTGCTTTTCCCTGTACTAAAAGACCCTCTTTCTTGAACTTACTTATATATCTACTTAAGTTATCAGGAGTAATACCCATAGTACTTTTAATCATCCTACGATTGTCAGTATTAGCCACATTTTTACTTACACCAGGTATTGGAGTAAAGTTCACATCTAATTCAACGAACTTAGTAAGTAACTCCAATTCCCTATTTGTAAGTTGTAGTATACCATTTAAAGCGTTAAGGTATTCATAGTAAAGATTGCCTTTATTAACAGTCTTTACTAATTTATTCATCTAACAAATCTTTAATACTATTGAGAACTTTATTTAAATTATGGTATACAGTTTCTGCTTCTACTTTAACACACTGTTGAACATTGCCTTCATTATAATCCTTCATCAATTCGTTATAATCTTTAGTATATGTATCAATCAAAGTATTAACGTATTCTTTTACTTTCTCTAACTTATCGCAGCAGCATTCACATTCATCCACACTTTCTTGTGCTTCTTCACTGTACCAAATTACATAATCTTTATTGGCTAATTCTTCCATAGTAGAAGAATCAAACGCCATTGAAGTATAAGTTTCTGTATCTGATACTACTTCAGATTTCTGAAGTTCCCACAAGTTTAAATCTTCAACTTTAGTAAACACATCACCTTTTTCAGCGAAGCTAAAATCCTTAATTACTTTGTATCCTTCCATATGTCTAACTTTTTATTTAATATCTTTTGTTTAAATTCTTGTATCTTATTAAAGTTTTGTTTACACTCTTCGTAACCATCAATTCTACCTTGGTCATAACCTTCTTTCTTTCCTTGACGATAAGTAAGAGCACCAAAACCAATAATACTCACAAGTACTATTATTATTGTTCCCATAATGCCCTTAAAACGTATTAATATAATAAGTGTTTAAAATATTTAACATTTATTAATGTTTAGTAAAGTAATAGCAAAAAGAATGCCCTGCTTTGATGGCAGGGCAGCGATTTAATACTCTAAAAACATTCAATTCGTGAATGATAGCTTATTTAACGACTTTAGCTACAACGTCGTATGGTTTAACTAATTGTGAGTCTTTAAATAGATCAAAGTCTTTAGCAAATTTCTTAGGGTATACTATAGTATCACCAACCTTAATGGTACTATCGGCACCGGTTGGAATAGATAGAACAATACCTTTTGCAAAATCTGATTCAACTTCTTTAGTATGAGTCTTTACTTCATACTTATTAAAACCTTCTTCATCCTTTTCACCAGTAGGAATTTGCTCTGTATATTCTTTAGTAACCATAATAGGAGCTAAAGGTTTTACCAATATATCTTTTTCAAAACTATATCCCAATCCGTTTACCACTGTTTCTAGTACTTTATCTTCCATAATATTTACTTTATAATATCTATTAACGCAGTAAGTAAAGTAAGGTTACTCATCTATGTGATTAAATTTACGCTTAAAAATATATCCTTTATGGCAGATGTCCATTCTATCTTTAAAGTTAGCGCAGTTCATATTATTAACAAACGCACAACCTACACAACAACCTTTACTAAGCTCAGGAGTAGCTATATAAGTTTTATTCCTGAAAACATACTCAATTCTATCTGCTTTTTTTTGTTCGTTCTTTTCCATAGTAATACCGTTTTAGGGGCTACCTTTTTTATTCAAAGACCGTCAGAAAGGTAGCTAAACTGAGCCTACTTACGATTAGGATTCCCTGGTGCGCTTCTACCTTATGGCAACTTCTTTAAGCGTGGAATGTACTACGATCCCGTGTACTTAGGGCACATTACTTTGTTAATTTATTTAGTATGATATAAGCTAGACACCCTAACATACCTACTAAACATAGTGCAGTAAATTCTGTCATTTAACTGTATTTATTTCTTTCTTAAACTGTTTATATAAATCTTCAGAGAAAGTATATTCTATTTGTCCTGGTAAAGTAAAGGATCTATAATTATCATCTAGTTTATAGTTCTTACTTATCTTACTTAAGTAAAGGCAATTAGAATATTGCTAGTCTTTCTATCTTATAAAATAATAATTCATTCTTTGTTATTTATTTCTGGGGCAGTGATATAACTGTATATCATTGTTATTATACTTACTGTATATATAATTGCTAATATTGTCATAAATAAGTAAAGATTAATTCTAAAGTAATAGGACTTACATCATCTACTTTAGTTAATTCTTCTAATATGTCTTCTGTATTCATACTGTATTTAACTGTATCTACTGTATACAGTAACGTATATTTAACTATATTGGTTATTATTATTAACATTTATTATGAATATTTATTTAAGTTTAATAGCTATTTTTTAACATTATTTAAAATAAAAATATATAAAAAATTTTTTTGGTGAAGAAATCTGCGTGCGTGAAGCTATCCCTAAACAAGACCCCTGTAACCTCGTTGCGCGGGAAGACCCCGTGCACTTTGGTTAAACGTTCGATAAATCTCACTAAAACAATATTAGCATATGAAATTCAAAGTTGAACATGAAGGTGATGTTTACGCAGTTGCTATCGCAACTGGTACATCTAAAGATGGACGTAAGTACGCAAACGTACTTTTGAAAAAAGAAGCAATTCTAGCTATTCGCTCGAATTACTCTTTATTCCTCGATCCTAACGATAAAACACTTATGAATCAGTTAAATCTTACAGATTTAACCTATTCTGAAGATGGGACACGTAAAGTGACTTTACTTAAAGAACCAATTAAACTTCAAGAGAAGTATAAATTGATAAGTGTGAGTCATGCGCCTTACAAGGTTGATGACAGAGTCATTAGAAGTACATACTGCGTATGTGAAGAATCTGACAGCACGCAAGCTACTGTCGATAGAGCTGTACAGAGGGGTTTTGACAGAGCTGAAAGCTTCTTCAAAAACCCAGAATTTTACGATGATTATCGTAAATTCGTACTCTTCGATGTATCGAAGGAGGAGCTTGAGAGTCTGTTACAACAGACTGAAGAACTGGAGGATTAATTCCTCCAGCATCTTCCTTGTTATATTAATATATAGCCTAACCTAACATCATTCCTATGTTATGCCATATATACTACTCAGACTCTAACATGACTTTAGAAGATTATGGAAGAGTAATATTTGCTATAATAACAGTAATAGTAATATACAAAATAATATTACATATTAGTAACCATAATAACAAACATAATGAACCATCAGATTAACATTGATGAAGCTATTGCTATTGCAAAAGAATATCATCTTGAAACAGAAGTAACCGAATGTATCAAACAAGGTATGTCACCAATCGAAGCATTAATCGAATGGGACTTAATATAAACAAAAAATATGATAAAACTTATAAATATTATAACGCAAAACATAATATTACTAGGATGTTGCGCTATATCAATATTTATATTATTTGTATTAATCACATTTATTAAAAATGTAGACGATTTGGCAGCAATAACAAATATGTATGACTATATACGTATGCAAAATATAACGATAAAGATTGATACAATATTATTTACAGTAATAGTAATATCCTATCTTAATAGAATTAACAATACTATCTAGATTTGATTATCTTTATAGTAACTAAACAGAAAACCAGCGCTGTAAAGACTGGCATTTTTTCGTTTAACTTAATAGTTGTAGGTACATATACTTTAAACCTTCAAATATTATGATTTAAAAACAACCAGCCCTAGGTGAGTGGAAGTTCCACTTTTAAAAGTCCTAGGTTGTCCTAATGCCCAAGGGACGTAATAAAAGCGGGCAAATTTATCTATTTGGTTATAGATAAATCAGAAGATACTCAAAACTAATACTCTATGACATAGGAGTATAAACTAAACTTGGTTAATCACTAGGAGTGTCTAAGTGTTGGCGGCTCGGAAAGACGAGCAATTCAAAAACTCAATAACTTCCCAAGACATTGAGGGCACCAGTTTCTTTATTATAAAACGCGCGCAAACTATCTAATAGATGTGAGTTGCTGCTCATAAAGTTTTAGGTGTAAAGTGCTAATAGTTTATTTCTATATTGTAAGGATACAGCCATACTATCCTTTACTTTATTATTACTTAACCATACACTACAGTCTGTGAAGATAGTAGTGTTTTAAACAGATTATTAACTTAAAACTATATATATGAAAGGATTTATCAAAAAGTTTTATCAAAGATTTATCTGTAAACACGATTATCATCTAATAGGTGAAACAAAAGAATTTCATACATATTCAGATATATTCATATACAGATGTTCTAAATGTGGAAAAATTAAACTTAAATACGGAATCAAAATTGAAATAAAATGCTACGGTATACAATTTTAGATATCATTATCAACGATAATAAT